TCAGCGCTCTTCTGGAGGCGTCATTGAGCTGACTGGCCTGATCCCGCACGGTCCGGGGTGAGGGCGAGACTTCAGGACCGTTGGCGTCACGTGTAGCCCGCTCTCGGGCGCCTCGTGATGCGACAATAAAACGAGAGCTACACACGTAGAAGCCAGAGTAGCGGAACGCTTTCGGACGCGGGTTCGACTCCCGCCGCCTCCACTAGAAATACAGGGGTCAATCGCACCCTCGCCACCATTCCCGCCACCATGGGCGGAGGGCGGCGGGGGCTGCGGTTGGCCGCTAGTCGCTTCACGCACCGCCTCGAGCTCGACCACCGGCGCGCGCTCGAGGCCGAGCCGGAGAGACCCGACCGCCTCCGAGAGCGCGGTCCACTCCCAGTCGGTGTACCCGTCGACGACGTCCCCGCGCGCGTTGTGCGTGACGCGCTCGAGCACGTCCTTCCGCGCGCCGTCCGAGCGCGCGAGCGAGATGAACGTGTGCCGGAAGGCGTGGCACGCGCGCCCCTTCTTGGCGCCTGGCTCGCGGTGCGGGATCCCGACTCGCTGGAGATCGCGGTAGAGCGCCTTCACCGCCTGGTTCTGGGTCCGCGGCTGCCCGGTCCGGGGGTCGGGGCAGAGCCAGTCGTCCGGGCTCGGATGTCGGCCGTAGAGCTCGGCGAAGCCCTCGCGTCGCCAGCGCTCGAGGATGTCGGCGAGCGCGGGATGCACCGGGACGAGACGCTCCCGCGTGTCCTCGCCGTCGTCGGCCGTCTTGAGCGGCTGGTCGTCGTACTGGCTGTGGACGAGCAGCGCGCCCAGCCCGGACGTGTCCGTGTCGTAGTCCCGCCAGCGCCGTCCGGACGCTTCGCCCAGACGGAGCCCGCCGAGCCCCATGAGCGCGTAGAACACGCGCCGCCAGTCTGGGATCGCCGGGTCGGTGAGCAACTGCCAGAGCTCCTCACGGCTGAACCGCGGCTTCCGCTTCTTCGCCACCCGCGGCAGCCTCCCCCGCGGGAGGCTCGCCGGGTTCGTGACGATCACCTCCTCGAATCGGGCGAGCTCGAGCATCGAGCGGAGCACGCCGTGCACGTTGCGGATCGTCTTCGCCGCCAGCTCCCCCCGGAGGTCCCGGACCATCCCGTCGACCATCTTCGGCGTGAGGTCCTCGACGCGGACGCGGCCGAGCCGGGGACGGATGTGGTTGTCGTAGCAGGCCCTCGCGTCGTCGAGCGAGCGCATCCCCTCGCGCTCCTTCTCGGCGGTCCAGTAGTCCGCGAGCTCGTCCATGAGCATCCGGGCGTGGGGCCCGCCGTGCACGTAGGTACCGGCCTTCACCTCGGCGAGCCGCTTCTCGCGGAGGCGCTGCGCGGCGCGCATCGTCGTGCCCGCCGGCTCGTACCGGCGGACCCCGTGCTGGTCGTAGAAGTTGATCTCGAAGACGGTCTTCCCGCCGATCGAGCGCTTCCGGATGCCGGTCGCCTTCGCCATCAGCCTACCTTCCCCCACGCCATGATCTCGGCCTCGAGGAAGCGGACCTCTTTCCCGCCGAGCTTCCGGTGGGGGAGGCCCTCACGTCGGGCCCACTTCAGCACGGTCTCTTTGCTCACGCCGAGACGTTGCCCCGCCTCCTCGGCGGTGAGCAACCGGAGCTCGGGGCGCTCGCGCTCCTCGAGGGCCTTCCGCACGGCGCCGTCGATCAGCTCGCGCAGCGTCGTCACGTCGGTGATCACGACGCCGTTGTGCAGATGCTCGAGGTCAGCCATGGGCCACCTCACCTCCCTCGGGGATCAGCGGGTACTGGATGCCGCGGCATCGCTCCTCGATCAGCGGCACATAGTCGGGGTTGAGCTCGATCCCGACTCCTCGCCGGCCGAGTCGCAGCGCCTCCTCCAGCGTCGTCCCGCTGCCGGCGAAGGGGTCGAGCACGACGCCGTCGGGCGGAGCTCCGGCGAGGATGCAACGCGACGCGAGCGCGCGCGGGAACGTGGCGAAGTGCGCCTCGGTGTAGGGCTCCTGGGCGATCGTCCAGACCGTGCGCGCGTTGGCGCCGACCGGCCGGCCGTCGTCGTCCACGCGCGGTCGCCGCTCCGGGATGTCCTGGGCGAGGTTGTGGGAGGCGACCTTGCCGAGGCCGTCCGTTCCCTTGCTGCGCCGCCGCGTGCCGTAGGCGGTCAGCGTCTTCGGCTTGAGCGGAGTCCGAATCGCCTCGGCGTCGTAGTAGTAGCGGCTGCTCTTCGTCAGGAGAAAGACGTACTCGTGATTCCGGGCGGGGCGGTCGCGGACGGACTCCGGCATCGCGTTCGGCTTCCGCCAGATCACGTCGGAGCGGAGCCACCACCCGTCGGCCTGCAGCGCCAGGGCCACGCGCCACGGGACTCCGACGAGGTCTTTCGGCTTGAGCCCCGGCGCGGTCCGATGCCGTCGCCTGCCGCTCGCTATCGCCGCCTCAGCCGCCACGCGGTGGTTGCGCGAGCTCACCACCGACGAGGTTCCGATGCCGCCGCTCCTCCCGCCCATGTAGGTGTCGCCGAGGTTCATCCAGAGCGTGCCGTCGGGTCGGAGCACTCGCCGGATGTCGGCGAAGACCGCGACGAGCTCGTCGACGAACGCGTCGGGCGTCGCCTCGAGGCCGATCTGTCCGGCGACCCCGTAGTCGCGCAGGTTCCAGTACGGCGGGCTGGTCACGACCGTCTGCACGGACTCGTCCTCGAGGTCGGCCAGGCGCTCGCGCACGTCGCCGACGAGGATGCGGAGGCGCTCCGACATCACCCCGCCTCGGCCTGGATGCGCTGCATCGTCTCGAGCCAGGTCGTGACGACGCTGCTCGCCGCCACCTCGACGCCGTTGGCGTAGAGCACCACCCGCAGCGCTGACATGCTGCTGGTCTCCGGCGCCCGAGGCTTGGTCGGCGCCGCCCGCGACGGCTTCGCCTTCCGCGCGCGCTTCCGCGCTCCGCCGACGTTCTTCGGCGTGCTCACCGCCTTCTCGGGGCTCATGCGCTTCAGCCGGTAGTAGAGGGTCGACTCGGTGAGCCCGAGCGCTTTCGCTTCGGGCAGCTCGAGCAGCTCCGCGGCGGTGAGCTCGCGGCCCTTGTACGGGTAGGTCCTTCTCGTCTTCGGCATCCTCGCCTCCTCGCGCCGATCGGCGCTCTCGTCGGTCTCCGGGGAGGGGCCCGCCTCGGGCTCCTGGTGCTGCTCGGCGGGCTGGTCGGTGGGCTGCTCCGCACCGCCGAGCAGCATCGAACCGCCGGGGGCGAACCCGCCGGCGAGCTCCACGAGCTCGACGTCCGGCGTCTCCCCGCGGGCGTGAGCCGCGCCGATCGGGCAGTCGGTGCAGCCGGCGGCGGCGAGGTGCCTCTGGCCCTTCGCGCCCCGGCCGCCGGCCTCCTTCCGCGCGCGCCGGAAGCGCTGGGTGCAGCTCGTCCTCGTGAGCTTCGTCGCCAGCCGCTCGCACCGGAACAGCTCGAGTTCAGCCATGGTGCGCTCCCCCGTCGTCGCCCCAGGTGCACGCCGCGCGGATCACTTCCGCCTCAAACCGGCGCCACGCCGGGAGGTCCTCACGCACGACCCAGGCGGTCGAGCCGTCGGCGAGCCATCGCACCGGCCAGTGACATCCCGGGGCGCTCAGGTCGACCGTCACGCCGTCGACGTGGGCGATGACCCTGCGCACGGTCGCGCCCGGCCAGCGGCGCTCGGCCTCGACGCGGGCCTGCAGCCTGGCCTCGGCGCGTCGCGCGCGGTCGGCCTTGCGGGCCGCCACGATGTCCGCGGCGTCGGGCGCGCACTCCGAGCACCAGACCCGATCGGCGTCGTCGACGTCGCCGCCGTCGCAGAGGTCGGCCTCGTCGACCTGCGCGCTGCACCCGTCGCAGGAGAGCCACCAGCCGTGCTCGAGGATGAGCGCGCGATTCGTCCAGCCGGCGTCGAACTCGGGCGCGCGCCGAACGTCGAGGCCTTCCCCCTCGGGCTCACCGTCGAGCTCCAGCCCGCCGGCTCGGCGCGCCTCCGCCTCGGACGCCGCGCGCACGATGCACGAGAACTCGTCTGCGCTCACCACCCATGCAGGCTCACCCACGGCGCCCTCCTCTCGGCTGCTCGCTCGCCGCCAGGTGCCGCGCCGCGTCTCGCAGGATCGCCAGCCGCGTACGGCAGTCGCCGTCGCGCCACGCCGCGCGGGCGTGCAGGCCGAGGCGAAGCGCCTTCCCGATGAACGCGCGGATCACGCCGGCCTCCGGTAGTAGCGCCGCGCGAGCTGCGAGCCGCGATGCTCGCTCGGCGGGACGAGGCGCGACGCGAGCTCGCCGTCGACCTCCATGCGGCGGAGCACGTGACCGACGAAGGTCACCGCCCCGTGACGGCGCGGGTAGGGGGACTCCGGCCACGCGTCGACGACGTCGCCGGACCAGACCTCGGCGTCCTCCTCGAGGAGCTTGAGCGCGATGCGCCGCACGTCCTGGCGGTGGTCTTCACGCATGGTCCGCCTCGTCGGTCTCGCGGCGGAGCCGCTCGAGCACGCCATCCGCGGCCTCGGCTCGGCGTCGCAGGCAGTCGTCGTCCTCGTCGCGGTCCTCTCTCTCTTCGTGGTCGAAGGCCCAGCGGTCGACCTCACGCTCGGCCCGGGTGAGCGCGCTTCCGACGCGGGCGCCGAGGGCGCCGACCTTGTCGGCCACCTCGTATCCCCAGGTGACGGCGTCCGCGCGCGGTGGCTCGTCCGGTCCCCCGCGCAGCTCGGCCGCGAGGGCGCGCAGCTGGTCGGGCAACGTGTCGGCGAGCGCCTCCAGCGCGGCAGCCGTCGAGCCGAGGCCCGTCCGGTCGTCAGCGCGGCCCATGCGCCACCTCGCCCTTGAGTGCCTCGAAGAGCAGCGGGAGGAGCGCGTCTTTGACCACGCCGAAGCTGTGCGGCTTGCGGTAGACCGCGCTCTCCCAGTAGTCGTCGGCGATGACCCGGTGCAGGTCCTCGTCGGCGAGAGCCTCCTGGAGGAGGAGGTCGGCCGGCGCCGATGAGTCGAGCTCGTCGAGGGCTCTCCACGCGGCGCGCGCCTCGTCGCGGGTGAGACCACCGCTCCGGCGGCCCTCGAGCACCTCCGCGCGCCAGTCCTTCACGGTCGCCGGCCCGTCGAACTCCTCCGGCACGCCAACGAAGAGCTTGCGGGCGACGTAGTCCGCGCCGAACCCCCCGAGGAGCGCGTCCGAGAGGTTCTGCGACTCGCAGAGCCAGGGACCGCGCCCCCACCGGTGCGACCACGTCCCCCAGTCCGAGACGAGCGCGAGGGTGCCGTGGGTGTCGTCCACGTAGAACGCCGCCCAGCCGCGGCCGGCGCCCGGCACCTCGATGCCGTCGAAGCGGTAGGCCCGGAGCGAGTCGGCCCGGGCGGCCCGAAGGTCGGCGCGCTCGGGCGCTTCGGCACGGACTTCACGCATCCGACGGCTCCGCGCTCGACGCGATCGGCGCGGCGATCGAGACGCGCGCCCCCGCAGACTGAGGCACCCACTTCGCCAGGGCCTCGATGCCGGTGTCGGTGAAGCAGGCTGACCAGCCGTCCCCCTCCCCGACGAACTTCGCGAACCCGCGCGCGACGAGGTCTCGGAAGTCGGGGACGAGGAACGGGTTGGTGAGCCAGCCCATCGAGTCGGCGTGGTTCTCGAGGACCGCCTGGAGCTCCGCGGAGTCGACCCGGGCCCAGAAGTCGCCCTTGTCCCGGAGCGCGAGCAGCATCCAGCCGGCGGCCGCCTCGACCTCGGCCCGCCCCATCGTCCCGATGAGCGGAACGTGGGGCATCAGGACCACGTCCGAAGGCCTGAACGGCGGGGCCTCCGTGACACCTTCCCGCGCACCATCTTCATTCGCCATGAACCCCTCCTCGGCGCCCTCGCTCGGCGCCAGTGATACGAGCGGCCGAAATCGGCTGATTCGCACGCAAATCGGGTGCGGCGTTGCATCTCGTCGTGTTGTCCGAGCGGAGCAGGGTCGAAACCCCGGAAACAGGCCCAGAAGACACGCGGGGCCGCGGATTTGAAATCCCGCGACGTCTACACTCCATATCACGAAACGTTGTCCCCAAACTCATTCCTGATCCGAGCGCCAATTTCGGCCGATCACTCGCGCCGGATTCCGTCAACTTCGCTGATCCGGTCACGCCGACGCCTCCTCGGCGCAGACGGCCAGCGGCGCGACGACCATCAGCCACCCGTCGCCACGCGCGACGAGGACCCGGAGCGGGTCCATCCCGGCGTCCATCGCCCCAGCCGCGACGCTCCGATCGCCCGAGAGCTGTCCGACGACACCGATGTGCGCGGCGAGCCTGGCGTCGACCAGGACGCCGGCCAGGGTCAGCCGTCCGTCCCTCCCCGGGCGCTCCGCCGCCTTCCGGATCAGCGCCCTCGAGCGGAGCCGTCGAGGCAGCTCCGCGGCCGCGGCGCGCTCGAGGAAGGGCGGGAGGTTCGCCGGGACGTCGGAGAGGTGGTCGTGCTGTTGCGCGCTCGCGAGGACCGGGGCCACGAACGCCTGATCGGCGGCCGCGCGCATTGCCCACTCGCGAGCGCGCCCCCAGAGGTAGACCGTCTCGCCTTCGACTCCGATCGCGAACGGCACCGCGACCTCGAGGCCCTTGAGGCTGCCGTTCGTCATCCGCCGCTCCCCCGCCGACGAAGCGGCCGAGGCGGCGTCCGCACCGCGCGCGAGACCTCCCAGCCGTACTTCACGAGCCGGACGTAGATGGTGCTCGCCGCCGCGCGCGCCTCGGGGAGCCGAGCGAGCTGGCCGATCGAGTAGAGCTCGTCGTCCTCCCAGCGCCAGACGAGCGCACTCTGACGGCCGCGCGCGCCGCGGCCGATGCTGGCGCGCGCCGGGAGCGCCGAGGCCTCGCCAGGCTCGCGTCGCTGGGTGACGCGCTCACCGCGCGGAGCGTGGTCGGGCCGCATGGGGCCACGCCCAGCGAGCCAGGCACCCACGAGCTCGGGCGCTTCACCCTCGGCGTGGCCGAAGCGCCCGGCGAGCGCGTCGAGCGCGTCCTCGCCGACCGCGACCCGCAGTCGACGGGCGAAGGTCCGGAGCGCGTCGGTTTCGATCTGCCGGATCCTCTCACGCGTCACGCCGAACGCGGCCGCGACGTCCTCGAGGGCCGCCCCGTCCGGCCAGTTCGATCGGAGCATCTGACAGCGAGCGTCCTCGGCGTACGGGGTCTCGAAGTCGAGGAACGGCTCGTCGGCCTGCTCGTCGTGCGCGAGCGCTTCGGTTCGGGAGCTCATGAGGTCACCTCCGACAGCTCGGGGATGGCGCGGTCCATGTCGGCCAGGTCGCCGAGGCCGAGCTCGGCGACGAGCCTGGCGGCGCGCCGGTAGCGGTTGATCATCGCGCTCGAGCGGTGGCCGGTGCGGTCGGCGACCCAGGTCTCGGTCTTCTCGTTCGCGAGCGCGATCGTGATGAAGGTCGCGCGGAGGTCGTGGAGCCGGATCGGCTGCCGCGTCGCGCTCCGCTCGTAGAGCTCGGGCCGATCGATCCCGGCGCTCCGGAGCTGCTCGCGAAACCGCGGCGTTGCACGGCCGTCGCCGCGGGTGATCAGCGGCTCGCCCGCCTCGTCGACGAAGACGCGGCCGTCGCCACCGCGGCGCGCGCGCCAGGCCCGGAGCGCGCGGGCGCAGTCCGGGCGCAGCGCCCAGGCCCGCGGTTCCCGGGTCTTGTTCTCGACCAGGGCGACCGCGCCGCGCTCGAGGTCCACGTCCGCCCAGGCCAGGTCGGAGGCCTCGCTCCGCCGCATCCCCTCCCGCGACATGAAGCCGTACAGCAGTCGGAAGTGCAGCGGGATCGAGCGGCAGCCGAGGAGCGCGCGGTCCTCGTCGGGGTAGAGGAACGTGTAGGCCTTCTCGTCGGTCAGCTTCGGCAGGAACCCCTTGGGCAGCGGGTTCGCCGTGATCACGCGCGCGGGGAAGTGCGCGAGCGTCAACACGCGCGCCATCACCTGCGCGACGTGTCGGCGCGACGCGGGCGCGAGGTGGGCGGGGAGGCGCTCCATGACGGTGAGCGCGTGGTCGAGCGTGATCTCCTCGAGAGGGATCGTCCCGATGATCGGGTAGACGTGATTCTCGAGGCGCCGCGCGTCCTGCGTCGCGGTCTTCTTCTTCTTGATGTGGTCCGGGTACCGGCTCCGCAGCTCGCCGCTCGTCCACGCGTAGCCGAACTCGGCGAAGGTCATCGACGCGACGGGCGGCGGCGCCGCCTCGCCGGTGCTGAGACGGCGGATCGCCTCGAGCGGGCGCTCGTGCCGGTCATCGCTCCCGCCGAGCAGCTGGAGCAGCGTCCTCGCGAGCTCCGCGCCGACGGGCTTCTCGGCGTCGCGGAGGAGGCAGGCCTGCTCGGCGAGCAGGCGCGCCCGGGAGCGGGCCTTCTCCTCGTCCTCGACCTCCCGCGGGCAGGTGGTGAGCTGGACCGTGCACCGCGAGCTCCCGCGGAGGGTCACGATCGCGCGCCAGCATCCGCCGTAGTAGCGGATCGATCCCGTCGCTTGCCGGCTCACTTGGCCGCGCTCCCGGGCACGCAGCCCTGCTCGAGGAGGAGGCGGTCCACGTCGTCGAGCTCCGCGGCGTTCGGCACGCGCTGAGCTCGCCGCGACGCCCCGGACTCGTCGCCCAGCCGGGCGAGGTAGGCCATCAGCGCCGTGCGCTCGACCATGCGGGTCTTGCCGAGCTTCGACACGTGCGGCGCCCCGTCCCGACGCAGCAGCTCGAGGAACTTCCGCTTGCTGAGCCCGAGCAGGTGGCAGTTGTCCTGCGTGTAGTAGTCCGGGTGCGCCTCGGGCAGGTCCGAGCGCCGGATCTGCACGCGGGCATCCGCCTCGATGAAGCCGTCCTCAGGCATCGGTCGGCGTCTCCGGCAGCGATGCGACGAGCCGCTCTCGAGCTTCCCGGTAGCGGAGGGTCGCCTTGTCCCGCTCCTTCGCGGCTGTCCCGCGCTCGCTCCGCGCGCGCTGCAGGGCGGCCTCGGCCTCCGCCTCGAGCTCGGCGATCCGCGCCGCGAGTCGCTGGTCGAGCGCCTCGATCTCGGCGTCTCGCTCCGCGCGCGCGGCGTCTCGCGCCACGTCGAGCAGCCTCCCGCGCTCCGCCTCCTCGCGCTCCGCCTCGGCGAAGCGGCGCGCCGCTGCGTCGATGGCGGAGAGCGCCTCGTTGACCTCGGCGACGCGCGCGGCGCGCCGCTTCGCCTCCCGGGCGATGTCGACCTCGGCGCCCATCAGCCCAGCGCCTTTCGGAGGGTGCTGCGCAGCTCCTCGAGCTCGGCCTCGAGGCGCATGCGCTCCTCGACCAGTCGCTCGACCTGCGAGGGGACGTCAGCGAGCGACTTGGCGCCGATGAGCTCGGCGATGCACTCCAGCGTCGAGGGCTCGCCCTTCCCCTCGTCCTCGTCGGCGACCGCGAGCGGGCAGGGCGAACCGAGCTGGACGCCCGGGGGTACCTGCCAGACGACGCGCGCGCCGCCCTCCTCGTCCTGCTCGACGTGGAGCGTGAGGCATCGGTTGCGGCCGATCTCCTTGACGATGGCTTCGGCCTTCCGCTCGCTCTCGCTTCGGTAGATGTCTCGCGCTTCCATCACTTCCGTGCCTCCCGGCCGCCGAGCTGGCGGGCCTCTTCTTCACGCAGGCGCGCCATCTCGGCGGCCATCTCCCGGTCGACCTCGGCGCGTGCCACCTCCGCGACGCTCATCCGGTGCCGGGCGCCCGTGCGCATCGCCCGGGCGAGGAGCTCGGTCTCGTCGAGGCGCTCGAGGTCCGAGATTCGCTGGGCGATGCGCGCGCGGCGCGGGCGCTTGGCGACGGCCCCGAACTCCACGAGCCGCGCGCGGAAGCCAACGCGCCGCGCGAGCTCCTCCGGAACGGTCCAGAGCCCCTGCCGCCCGCGGCACTCGAGCGGCGGGATCGGGATCACGCGCTCGAGCACCCAGCCGATGCACCCGGGAATGAACCAGCCGGACTCGCCGGCCGCGCGCGCCGCGGCGTCGTCCAGGTCGCCGGCGAAGTCGAACCCGCCGGCGCCGCTGACGCGAATCCACCCACGGAGCCGCGCGACCCCGACGATCCCGGTGGGGCTGTCCTCGCTCAGCCGGGGTCGGTCGCCCTCGGGCCAGACCGAGTCGGCGTCGAAGCGCTGCCCGGCGTGGATGGCGAACATGCAGCCGATGGCGGCGGCGGGCGGGCGCCATGTGCGGTTCTCGACCCGCTTCGTGCTGTGCACGATCGCGTCGGACCACGGGCGGTGGAGGGTGAGGGCCTTCACGCTCGACCTCCGAACGCGTGCGGGAACTCGCGCACGCGCAGGTCCTCCGGCCACTCGTCCATTGCGCCGCCCTTGCGGTCGCGAGTGCGCAACGCGACGCGCTCGGGGTCGAGGTCTTCTCCATCCAGGCCCTCGTGTAGATCGAACGGGTCGACTCCGAGCAGCTTTGCGAGAGAGTCCGAGCTGACGTAGGGCCTCGCCCCGAGCTGCTTCACGAACACCGGCACGCCGGCCTCGCGCGCCTGCTCGATCGCCTGCCGAGCCCAGGCCAGGTCGAACGGTCGCGCCCCCGGCCCGCTCTCTCCGCCGACCACGATCCAGTCGAGGCCGTGCGGCTTGGGGCCGGAGCCCAGATGAACGGGGGTCAGCCAGTTGTAGTCGCACCCTGAGCGCCACCGGACAGGCCCCAGCGCCGGTTCGTAGCTCACCCAGCGGACAGCTGCGGGGACGCCGAGCAGCACGGGGATCCGCTCGTTCGCGGTAGCCTGGTCCTCGACGCTCACGCCGATCCAGACGTTCGGCAGGGGCCAGGCTTCGGCACACCCGAGGTACCTCAGCGCCAGGCCGAGCCCGCCTGCGCTCACGGTGTCGAGCGCATCCGCGGCGGCTCGACGGCACCTCCGAAGCGCATCCCCCGGCGACAGGTGGCCGCCCTCGGCCGCCCACGCGAAGAACTCGGCCGCCCGCTCGGGCCGCTTCGTGAGCACCTGGAAGGTGTGCTGCGGCGCCGCCGCCATCACCCCGAAGACGGCCGCGATGTACTCGAACGGCACCGACTCGTGGAAGAGGTCGCTCATCGAGTTGACAAACACCATCCGCGGCTTGCGCCACCGCAGCGGGTCCCCGAGGTGCTCCGGGACCTGGCGCACCGTGCCGTTCCACCGCGCGCGCGGCTTGCCCTCAGCGGTGAGGCGCACGAGGCCCTCGTACGGCTTCCCCGGACCTGCGAAACGCCGCGCGACCACCTCTGCGTAGCAGTGCCGGCAGCCCTCCGAGACGCGCGAGCAGCCGCGGAGAGGGTTCCACGTGGCGTCCGTCCACTCGATCTTGCTCACCTCGACCTCCGCTCCGGACGAGGGCGTCCGGCGTCGCGGCGCGCGGCCGCGAAGATTTCGCGGTGCAGCCGGAGGCGGCGCCGCTCGTTGCTGGGTGTCCGCGGGTCCTCGAGGCGGGCGTCGATGGCGCGCACCACGATCGCCCGGCCGCGCCGGACCCACTGGTAGAGGGCGTCGAGGCTGGGGGCTTCGAGCCCGTACTCGTCGGCGAGCTGCGCCTCGATCTCGGCCGAGGGCAGCCGGAGGATGCGGCGCTTCATCGCCGCTCGAGCTCGGCGGCGCGCGGCGAGCCGGCGGCCGGCGTCGCGGCGCGAGTAGAGCAAGAAGACGAGCTGGTCGAGCCAGAGCATCTCCGGGTCCGCGCCGGCCCGGGTCCGGGAGATGTCGCGGAGGAACGCGCGCGCCTCCTTCGACTCGGGCAGGGGCGTCGAGATCCGCGCGCGGCGGACCGGGGCGCTCGAGGAGTCCCCCGCGTCCCCGCGTGGGGGGGAGCACGACGGGGGCGCAGAGGACTCCTCCAGCGCCGCGGCGGCGGCGTGGTCGTGACGGCTCACCGGGACACCTCGCGGGCGCCGCCGGTGCGGAACCACTCGACCAAGAGCTCGACCTGGCGATCCGAGAAGAAGGCGCGGGTCTGCCCGGCCGTGATCCCGGGCAGGTGCCCGTGGTCGTGGAAGTGGCCGTGGTGCTCGCGGCAGAGCGGGACGGTCCGGTAGTCGTGGACTTTCTGCGAGACGCCGCGCCGGGGAGCCCAGTGGTGCGCCTCGATCCCGGATCGCCTGCCGCAGTGGCAGCACGGGAGGCTGGCGACCCAGCGGAGGTAGGCCGCGTCGCGGGCGGGGCCCTTGGGCCGGGGCTGCGGGCGGAGCTCCGGCCTCGCGAGCTCGGGCGGCGACGGGAGGGCGCCCGGCGACGACGCGCGCCGCTCGAGCGGCGAGACGCTGTCGAGGGCCACGCGGCGGGGCTTCGCCTTGCCGTCCGGCACGACGTAGGCCTCCCCCGCGCCCGCGGTGACCTGCGTGACCCGGCCCTGGTAGAGCCGGCGCCCGCCCATGCCGCGCACCTGGACGCGGTCCCCCTCGCGCAGCTCCTTCACGCCGCACCTCGCGCGCCGGTGATCGCCCTGACGACGAGCCGGCCGACTCGCGTCTCCGGAATCCAGTCGATCACACAGGCGGTCGAGAGGCCCAGCTCGGCAAGGCGCGACAGCGTGCGGCGAACGTAACGCTCCGCGCCGGCCGCGGTGGATTCCCGGGCGCAACAGAGCGGGCGGTGGTTCACTCCCACGCAGCCCAGCTCGCTGCGGTAGCGCTCGGGGACGGCGCCGTGGTCCCAGGCGATGGCCCAGCCCGCCACGTCCTCGCGAATCGACACGCGCACGGGGGTGATCACCGGCTTGAGTGCCGCGGTGCGGTAGGTGCACCCGCTCACGCCGCGTCCCTCCGGACGATGCGGAGCCGGCGAGCGGCGCGGGCGGACCGCTGGCGGACGCGCAGGGCGCAGAAGCAGCAGACGAACGCCCACGGACCACCGGGCCAGAGGGGGCGGTCCTCGACGGCGGGGCGCTGGACGCCCCGGTGAGCGCAGGGCTCGCAGAGCTGGTCCGCGCCGATCACCCGCACACCTCGGGCTGCTCGTAGACGACGGTCGCGCGGGCGAGGAGCCACTCCAGGCCGGCGCACCAGTCGACCCCGGCCCAGCGCTTCCGGGTCGTGTCGGTCCAGGTCCAGGGCCGCTCGCCGCCGCTGATCACCACCACGGGGAGGCGGCGCTCGGCAGCCCACGCCACCACGGTGCTCCCGCACCCGGGGCGGAGGTTCCAGTCGGTGATGACCGCGTCGAAGGCTCGGTGCTCCACGGAGGGCAGGAGAGCGAGCCTGGTCAGCGTCTCCACCTCTACGGCGTACCCGCGCCCACTCGCGGCACGGTGGAGGGCCTTGCGGACGGCGGAGGCCTTCAAGAACTCGTCCTCGACGTGAAGGATGCGGAGGGTGATCACGCGCCCGCCTCCCGGTTGAGGCGCGAGACGATGGCGCTCGCGGTCGCGGCGTCGCAGTCCAGCGCGCCCACGCGCCGTCCATCGGCGAGCAGCTCCACGTCGCCGCCGCTGACCGGCTGCAGGCTGTAGAGCGGCGCCGACTGGTCGGTGGGGTCCTCGTCGCACCCCTGGCAGATGGTGACGCCCTCGTCGTCGCTCCACGCCTCCTGGCCGGGAGCGATCCAGCCCTCGCACCCCTCGCACCGGAGCGCGCCGGCCTCGCGGGCGTGGTCGGGGCACAGCGGCTCGTCCTCGACCTCGACGACCGCGGCGATCAGGATGCGCCCGTCGTCGTCGTCGCAGGCCGCGCAGCGCTGGACGGTGTCGGCGTCGGGTCGGGCCCGGCACCGATCCCGAATCTCGGCCTCGACGACGAGCGGCGCCCCTATCTCGGCCGCGAGCCGGACCGCACCGATGTAGCCCTCCTCGTCGATCGGACCGGTGTGGCGGAAGAAGATCCCGTCGCTCGTCTCGAGAGCGAAGACGGCGTCCTCGCAGCTCTCCGCCGCGTACTCGCGCGCGTACCAGACGCGCGCGACTCGAAGAGACCCGCTCACCATCACGCGACCTCGGCGAGGCGCTCGGCCTCGATCAGGAGCTCGGTGACCCGGCGGGCCGCGAAGTCCGCGTGGTAGCAGTAGGCGCGCTCGGCGCCCGACTCGTCCCAAGCGCGGAAGTAGCCGCGCTCCGGGCCGTGCTGGATGGTCCAGCCCTCGTGCTCGAGCTCGGCGTCCCGCGGGAGGTCGTGGAGCCGGGCGGCGAGGGGACCGCTCAGCTCGCGCATGAGCTCGTCGTCGTACTCGACGCGGACGTAGGTGTTGCCGCCGAGGAGGATCTCGCCGGTCATCTCGTCGCGCGAGAACTGCTCGAACTGCCGAGCCACGGTCTCGACCTCGCTCTTGCGCACGTCGGCGCGACGGATCGTGACGTAGAGCGACGAGTCCGTGGTGCACCGGTCGGAGCGGACCGAGACGGCGCGGGCGTTCCACCCGCGGGCCTTGAGCTCGGCGCGGAGGCGCTGGGCGCGAGCGGCGCTCATCAGGCGACCTCGCAGAAGAGGGTGCCGACGATGAGGTGCTCACCGCTCTCGTCGAGGAGGTCGCCCTCGAGCTCGTCGGGGAGGCCGCTGTCGAGCGTGACGTCGCCCGTGGGGAAGACGCCCCCGTGCTCGCGCCGCATGTGGCGGAGTCGGGTGACCTCCCCCGAGTCCTGCAGGGCGGTGAGCTGCTCGCCCCGGTCGATGACCAGAGCCACGTCGGCGCCGGCGTCGGTGAGCTCGCCGCGGATGCGGCACGCGACCAGGCCGCGGCACACCTGCACTTCGACCTCCACGCCACCTACGACCACCAGCCCGGTCGCGTTTCGTTCCGTTCCGTCGTGTCCCTGCTCGCTTCGCATCGTCGTGACCTCCGTTGCGTACAGATGTACGCGCAGCCGCGAGCGATGTCAAATACAAAAGTACGCGTTCGAGAGAATCAAGAGCAGTCCGCGAAGACGTCGATGCTCGCCAGGGAGATGACGCGGGCGAACCCCGGCTCGAAGACGGGCCACGCGCGCACCCCGCCGCACGACTCCGCGGGGGCGCGCGTCTCGATCGCCGCGTCGATCGCGTCGAGCTCGTCACGGGTCGGGCGGCGGTGGGGCCAGCGCTGCCCGGGAGTCACGATGGAGTAGGGCCGGCGCGAACCGCTGGGGGTCTCGCAGTCCCACACCCAGGCGACGCCAGGCATGATGCTGACGAGGCGTCGGACGAGGGCCTCATGAGAGGCCCAAGGGTGCAAGGCCTTCAGCGCGAAGAGGCAGCCTCCCGTTCGGCGCATGTCCCGCGTGAAGTCGATCCGTGGGAGAAGCAGGCACGAAGCGATCCCGTCACACACGCGTTCTGTCTGCGAAGCGTGGGGAATCCCCTCCAGGTCGCACAGGTAGTGTGCGCACTCATGAGCGACGGTGAAGCCCTGGCGCTCGAGGCGGTCGCGAGGGTTCACGAAGATCCGGTCGCCGATGAGGCAGCCTGCCTTGAGCGAGGCGGGACCGGTGCGGACCTCGAGGCTCAGCGCCCACGCGAGCATCCAGGGGTCGACGGGGACTGGTATTCCGCAGGAATCTAGGAGTTCGTTGGCCAGTCCTTCGCAGTCTTCCCAGTCCACGAGGACCCGGACGGAAGGCGCCTGGCTGAACTGACGCTCCTTGCGATCATTCTGAACGTTCTTTGCGGAATCGGCGCACGCCCTGCGAGGCGGCCTCGTCCGAGACGTCGCGCACGACCTGGCCGCCGTCGTCCAGGAGGCGCCGAGCGATGTCGAAGTACACGCCCGGCTCACTCGGAGGGCCGCCCCGGAACTTGAGGTTCGCGAGCTGCTCGATCTGAGCCTCGGTGAGCTCATCGAAACGGGCGAAGTCGCGCTGGAACGCCTCGAAGGCCGCCGGCCTGGTCTTCGCCCGGCCGCGGACGTGGTTGGTGTAGTGCGGCTCTCCGAGGCTCTCGTCGTGGAAGAACCTGGCCTCGAGGTGCATGCGGTCCCGAACCTTCTTCAGCGTCGCCGCGCTCACCCCGGTTCGTGAGCCGTCGACGTACTTCCGCACCGATGACAACGACAGCCCCGTGCGCTCGGCGACTCGTCCGGGCCATCCGCGTGCCCGATCGCACTCGTCCGCAAGCTGCTCGATGAGGAGGAGAAGTCGTCTGACTTCGATGGGTTGCGCCGCCATACGGACAAATGTGTCACGTAGAACGCGTACATTGGTACGGATTCCCTTTGCGTCTGAAACGTCGTTCGCGTACATCTGTGTCACCATGTCTGCGACGCCCCCCACCGCGGTCGAGCGCTTCAATGCGTGGCTCTCCGACAAGGAGATGTCCTCGGCAAAGGCTGCGGAGCTCCTCGGATGCTCCGTGTCCATGGTGCAAAAGGTCCGGCAAGGGGACCGTGTGCCTGGTCTCGCGCTGGCGCTTGCGATCAAGCGCGAGTCGAGCGCCTGGAGCCCAGGACCGATTCAGCCTTCGGAGTGGGTGCTCCCGGCGAAGTCGGCGGCTCTCGCCCCGACCGGCTCGGATTCACCCCGATGACCAGCACGGTAACCAGCCGCCCCGGCGGCGAAACTGATCCGCCGTTCAGCACTCTGCACACCGCTTCTGGCGTGCCGCTACTGTCGGAGCGCGTCTCGCACGAGGGTGCTGTTGGGCGGCTGCGCCCACCACAGTCCGGAGCACGCGCGTCGCGCTTCGGACTCCAGCACGGCGGCGGCGTCGAGATGGGTGACCTCGAGTCGCCGCTCGACCACGGTCCCGTCGTCGAGCACGTGCTCCTCGTTCGTGACGCACTGAGCGAGCGCGCGAGCGCCGAAGCGATCGTCGCAGGCCTCATCGATCGCCGTCGTTCCCTCGAGAGGCTCGAGACTCGGTGCCTGCCAGTCGCCGGCGAGAGTCGCGGGCGGCAGGAAGGTCGCCTCGATGGCGATGCACTCGACCACGCGGCCGGCGCGGCTGCGCGTGACGTGCAGCGCACGTGTGACCTCCTGGGGGCCGTCGGGCGCCAGCGCCGCCGTCGGTCCACCCCCGACCTCGACCTGAGGCTGCTCGGCATGCGGCGGCGCCGGCGTGGCCCGTGGTGGCGGCGGCCAGTCCCCGCCACAGGCGAGGGTCAGCGCCAGGAGAAGTGCCGCGGACAGGGTGAGTCGAGTTGCGCGCATCTGTCGATTCTACACGCGATCGGCGCGGGGCGGACCGGGAGGGCCAACTGATGCAGACGCTTGTCTTCGACCCGAAACCGGGGAGCCCCAAGGCGGTCGCTGCGGGCTGCACCCGCCCTCGCGCGGACAACGCGCACGGCGCGGGCGTCGGCTCGCCGCCCCGCTTCTTCATGTCCGGCGCGTGCCCGGTTCACGCCGTTCGGGAGCGGGAGCCCGACGACTGGGCCACGCGGACCGCCGTGGCCTACGTGAGCGACCTGCGCCCGACGCCTTCGGACGTCGACGGCGCGATCGCTCGGCTCGCCACCGTGCTGCGCGAGGTCGCCTGCGACTGCCCGATGGCGTCGCCGATGGTGCGGCCCGAGCTCGTCGAACCGAGCGAGGGATCCGCCGCCGACCGATGAACGCCCGGCACGGAGCCGGGCCGAGGAGGGATCATGGACGAGGACTTCGAGGAGGAGGGCGCGCGCAGCTTCACGCGTGCGCTGGAGATGATCGCGGACGGTGACCTGGTCATCGACGCCAGCGCGGAGCTCTACGAGCTGAACCAGGCGCTTCGCCGGGAGGCGCGCATCAGGCGCACGGCGGTGAAGGGGACCTTCACGCTGAAGCTCCAGCTGATGGTCGAGCCCAACGGGCCGGTGGAGATCCGCCCGTCGATCACGACCAAGCGCGCCGATCGCAAGGCAGCGCGCGGGCTCCTGTGGCTGACGCCGAGCGGCAACCTGACCGCGGAGAACCCGCGTCAACAGAACCTGCCACTGCGCGAGGTGGCGATGGTCGACGACGAGCCGCGTGACGTGGGCTCCGACCGCAACGTGAGGGAGGTCTGAGATGGACTACGAGAACGAGAGCCGCGGCGACGCCGCCGCCATCATCGAAGAGGTTCGCCGGCACGTCGACCCGCGGATCATGCAGACCCAGGACGGCACCAGTTTCTTGGTCTTGCCCGATGGCCTGAGCGCCGAGAGCCTCAAGCGCTTCGAGGACGAACGTCGTCCGAACCCCGAGCGCCGTCGCGGTACGGCGACTCTGACGACGTTGCAGAGCTTCGCCGACCACGTCTCGCGGTTCGCCGACGACCACTCGGCCGTCTTCGCCAGCGACGACCGCGAGCGTCCCGAGCTCCTCGCGGTGCTGGACTACCACCAGCAGGGCGCCCTCGGTCAGCCTCGGTTCGGTGAGCATCGCTCGCTGTACCGCTTCCCGCTGTCCGACGAGTGGCGGGCCTGGAGCGCGCTCGCGGGCAAGAGCCTCGATCAGGCGACGCTCGCGAACCACCTCGAGGATCACCTGGACGACGTCCTCTCCCCGGAGTCTGTGGGCGAGACGGTCAAGGAGTTCGCGGAGCGGCACGGAATCGCCTTGGCGGGGCCGCTGCGGCTTCAGGAGCTCGCTCGCGGGCTGAGCGTCCGCGTCGACCGGAAGGTCACCAACCTCCAGAACCCCTCCACCGGCGAGGCACGGATCCACTTCGAGGAGACTCACGCGGGCGAGGACGGCGGCGAGTTGAAGGTGCCCGGAGGTTTCGCCCTTGGGATCCCGGTCTTCCGCGGGGGCGACCTCTACCAGGTCCCCGCGCGGCTTCGCTACCGGGTCTCGAAGGGGCTGATCCTGTGGTCGATCGCGCTGCATCGGACGGACCGCGTCTTCGACCACGCTTTCGAGCAGGCCTGCCGCCTCGTCGAGGAGGCCACGGGACTGCCGATCTTCCAGGGCAAACCGGAGCACTGCTGAACGACCGGGCGCAGCGGCGTTGGCCGCTGCGCCCGGTTCCGCTCGAGAGGGAGGACTGGATGATGCTGGCCTGGATCCTTGGAGGCTTCGCCGTGGTCGCGGCGCTGCCGTTCGTGCTGCTCGCCCGCGGCGCGCGCGTAGGCGATGACGAGCTCCTGCTCGAGCGCCACCCCGAGGCGGCTCCGGAGGTGCGCGCGCCGCGCCGCCCGCCGCCGCTGTGGGCCCCGCCTCCGGTGCCCCCGCAGGACTCCGAGTCCTGGCCCGGCGCGCTCGGTGCCGTCCTGCACACGGACGGCTACCGCGGCCCTCGAGACGCGGATGAGCGCCGGCCGACGACGCACTACGCGCTCGCGTTCTGCGCCACGCGTCCCGCTTCCGACCCCGAGAGCGCCGAGCACGTCGTCACGGCGACGCGGTGCGGGGTTGTGGAGGATGCGGACTCGTTCGCTCTCGACACGTTCAGCGACCGGATCGACTGCGAGGACTGCCGGGCCGCGCTCGGCCGCAACGACCTCGCCACCATCCGCGTCTGGCACCTCCGCGCCGGCCGGGTGATTGGGGGCGGCGATGCGTAGGCTCGCTGGCTCCGCCTTCCGCGGCCTGGTGCTGCTCGGCCTGCTCGCGCTTTACGCGGGGATCCTGTCGGGCAGGGTCAGCGCGTCCGGTGCGCCGCGTCCCGTGGACGCCGAGGCATGCGCCCGCGTCTCGGTCGGCGAGGCGGGCTGGGATCCGGCTACCGGGGACGCGGCCGCGATCACCAACGTGCTGCGTCGCCGCGCCGAGCGCCGGGGCGTGTCGATCTCGCGGATGGCGCGCCTCTACTCCACCGGGCACTTCGACGGGGCGCGCAGCCGACGCCGTTGGATCGCGGGCCTCACGCTCGCCGCGTCTCGCCCCTCCGGGTGGCCGGCGCAGCTCGCCTGGCGCGGTGACTACCGCGCGCGCTGGCTGGCGATGGTCGAACACGTGCGCTCTGTGCTCCGGGGCGAGGTCCCGGATCCGTGCCCTGGCGCAGACCACTGGGGAGGCCCGATGGACGACTGGCGAGCGGAGCGCGCCGGCTGGGCGCGCGTCGAGTGCCGAAGTCCGACGCGCAATCGCTTCTGGCGTTCCGGAAGAGTCCGGGGCGCATCGTAGCCAATGTATCTGTCAACGGAGAACGCATATCATGAACGAGAGTAAGCAGGTCGAGTCGAGGCAGGCGTCCGGCCCGAGCATCGAGGACGAGCACGGGGCCGAGTTCCTCGACGTAGACGGACGCCCCGTCTACCTCACCCACGACACCGTCATGAGCGCGCGCCCGAACGACCGGGCGCTGCTCGAGAACGGGGAGTCGTACGTGACGCTCGTGTGGCTGAAGGGCCATCGGCGTCCGGTCGCGCTCCAGAGCACCTGGGCGGAGTTCCGCTCCTGGCGCTTCAGCCGGAACGCGGCGTGAGATGAACGACCAGCGTCGACGAAGGCGCCGAGTGCGGCGTCACCACCGAACGCGCAGCCGACGGGCGGCGCTTCGGAGGCAGATGCGAGACGCGCTCGGCGCCCTCGTCGGCGTGCTCCTCTGGAGCCGCAGCCGATGAAGATTGCAGGCTACGAGACACACCCCGCCGCGGACCTCTTCCCGATGATGGAGGAGGAGGAGCTCCGCGAGCTCGCGAGCGACATCAAGCGAACCGGCCAGCGGCACGCCGTCGTCGTCATCGGGTCGAAGATCCTCGACGGCCGGAACCGTGTGCGCGCCTGCGAGATGGTCGGCGTCGAGCCGCGATTCAGCCAGTACGAGGGCCCGAAGGATGTCGCATCCATCCTCGACTACGTCGTCTCGCTGAACCTGTCGCGCCGGCATCTCTCGGCGAGCCAGCGCGCCTGGCTCGGCGCGCTGCTCGAGGAGAGGTACGCGGAGGCAGGGATCGAGAAGAAGCGCGAGGGGGGCCGCAGGGGCGGGCAGGCGGCCAAGCATCGGGCCGATCGGCCAAATGCTTCCGAGTCGGACAGTTCCCACCGTTCTCGCGACCGCGCCGCCGCGGCCGTCGGGTCCAGCGGCAGGTCAGTACAGAAGGCCAAGGCGGTGCGGGAGAAGGCGGCCGACGAGGTTCAGCGGGCCGTCGCGGCCGGCGACCTGACCGTCGACGCCGCGAGCGAGCTCGCGAAGATCGACGACCACGACACGCAGCGCGAGATCCTCGAGCGGAGCAACGGGAAGCCCGGGAACATCCGCGCCCACATCCGCCAGCACCAGCAGCGCGAGATCGCGAAGGAGCTCGAGAAGGCGCCGCCCCCGCCTCCGAGCGGGCCGTACCGGGTGATCGTCGCCGACCCGCCGTGGAAGTACGACCTTCGCGCCACAGACGCGACGCACCGCGGGAACCTCCCGTACCCGCCGATGACCACGGACGCGATCTGCGCGCTCCCGGTGGGTGACCTCGCCGAGGAGGGGTCGGTGCTCTGGATGTGGGTGACGAACGGTCACCTCCTGGGCTCGGGCGGCGTCAGCGACGGGCTCCGCGTGGTGCACGCCTGGGGCTTCGAGCCGAAGGCGCTGCTGACGTGGGCGAAGCCGAAGCTCGGCCTCGGGCACTACCTGCGCAACGTGACGGAGCACTGCATCCTCGCGGTGCGCGGCAAGCCGACCATCGTCCTCGACAACGAGACGACGCTGCTCGAGGCGCCGGTGCGGGAGCACTCGCGGAAGCCCGACGAATTCTACTCGCTCGTCGAGAAGCTCACCCCCGGCTCCAAGATCGAGCTGTTCGCGCGCGAGCCGCGGGAGGGCTGGGCGGCCTGGGGCGCCGAGGTCGACAAGTTCGCGGGGATGACGTCGCGATGAGCGATCGCGAGGTCGAGATCAGGCGCGAGCTCGAGCGCGTGCGCTCGCAGATCGACGAGGCGTACTGGCTGTTCACGCGCACCGCGCGCGGCCTCCCGCCGTCGATGGCTCGCCCAGACCTCTACGCGCGTCGCCGCGCGCTACGGCGGGAGCTCGTTCAGCTGCGGGAGGTCCGCCGGTGCGGGTGCTGATCCCAGGGTGGCTCGCCTCGATGCGTGGCCCGGGCCTCGGCCCGAAAGTCGTGTTCGGAACGACGTCTGGAGACACCGGCTTCCTCAGCTGCGCTGCGCTCGCGCGTGACCTGGGGACGTCGGAGCGGAGCGTCCGGCGCTGGGCCGAGGAGCTGGCCGACCGCGGGCTCTGGGAGCTGAACCAGGCCGGGCGGCAGGGGTTCGAGTTTGTACTACTCGTGGACAGGAAATCCGGACAGCCTGTCCGGACGAGCGAGACCGGTCGTCCGGACAATCTGTCCGGACGAGGCCTCCCCGATACCCGGACAGACTGTCCGGATGAGTCGACCGGACAATCTGTCCGGACAACCGCCACCGAAATCCGGACAGCCTGTCCGGACGAGCGACCCGCGGAAACGCCTCGACCGGACAGCCTGTCCGGATATCCGCCCGGCGGCGGCGGGGGCGGCGCCGCGCCCACCTCTTCCCTAGATCAGGATCCTTCGGATCCTCCCCCCCCTATAGTCCCCCCCCTCCCCGCCGAGGCCGCTGCGGAGCGGAGCCGTGGTGGTGGTGGCGAGGTCGACTTCGATGCCGCAGCAGCCGAGCGAGACCGGCTCGCGCTGGCGTCGAAGTCGGCGATGAAGCGGGTCATCGAGGCTCGGGGCGGCGAGTACCAGCGGGACGACCGCGAGCAGCACCTCGAGGTCGGCACCACCGCGGCGGCCTACGCGGAGAAGCACGGGCTCGAGCTGCGCGAGGTCCTCGACGTCTGGGCGAAGCGCTGGATCGAGACCGTCAAGGTCCGTAGCGCGAGGTCATGGGCGACGTTCGTCGCCGCTGAGGTGAGCGGGGCGCCGTGGCGGAAGCAGCGTGGTCGGGAGGATGGCTACCAGCGCGCCCCTGCCCCGGCGCACTGGCAGACGGGAGACAGGGATTTCGGAGACGGGGACATCCCGGCTTCCGAGGAGGACCAACGGGTGATCAAGTATGGATGAGCCGCAGGACATCAGCGATGCGCTCCAGCGCGTCCTCGCTCGAGGTCGAGAGACGCTCGCCAGCGAGGAGGAGATCAGAGCGTGGGAGCTTCACCAGGACCGAAGGGACCGGCGCGACCGGCTCGCCGCCTCGGGCGTCGATGAGCGCCTCGATGCTGCCGGCGCGGCGGCTCTACTCGACGACCGCATGTGGGACACACGCGCCCTCCGGCTGGTTCGTGCCTGGATCGCCTCACCCCGTCCGGCACTCATGCTCCTCGGAGACCCGGGGCAGGGAAAGACCGTCGCTGCGGCCTGGGCCCTGTCGCGCTGTGCCGGTCGCTACATTCGAGCCAACGAGCTGTGCGAGCTCAGAGCTTCTCGGTGGCGAGGCCGCGACCGCTACCAGAAGCACCTGACGACCGAGCTGCTCGTCATCGACGAGCTCGGCACCGAGGCCGACATCTCGCTTGCTGCTCCCACTCTGCAGGATGTCATCGACGCGCGGCAGCGTCTCCCGCGGCGAACCCTGCTCCTGGGCAACGACCTCGACCTGGTGGCTCGCTACGACGCGCGCACTCTCGACCGCCTCGGCATCGAGGGGGACGACCACGGGATCGCCATCCTTCGCACCCTCCGCGGCCCATCGCTTCGTGTGGGGGCCCGTGCCCGCTGACTTCCCCTACGAGCGCCACGTGGACGCTGCCGAGCAGGAGCGCTACCGCCGGGCCGGCAGGTCGGCCGGCCAGCCCGAGCGACTCCGGCAGCTCCTCGCTCGCGGCAGTGAGCTCGCGTCCGACGCCCACGCGCCGCCCGGTCGGCCGGTGCAGAGCGGGTCCGCGTGGCTCGACCGGCGGCACCTCTCCGAGGACCACGAGCGGCTCTCGCCCTGGGTCCCGGCGAACGAGCGCGAGCTGAAGTCGGGCGCGCACCTTGGCGAGGTGACCGGGGGTTGGGTGTGCCTCGCGCGCAACCTCGAGACCGGCCCCCGCGAGCTCGTGCTCGCGCTCGAGTACGCCGGCCGCGCGGAGGTCGCGTGAACACCGACTCGGTCACTCGGACCCTGGTGTCCCGACTCCGTGCGCTCGAGTACCTGGCGTCCGTCGAGACCAGCCGAGGCGTCGAGGTGGTCGCCGTGCGTCACCCGCAGACGCGCGTCCACGGTGAGCCCTGGCTGGTCGCCCTCATCTCCACCGCGGACTGGTCGGTCGACTACGCCGTGCCGGTCTACCGGTCTGCCATCGAGGGGGCCGTCGCCGGTGTGCTGGACGGGGGACGCCGGTGAGGCCTGCACCGCCGATCATCGTGAGTCTTGAGCAGGGGCTCGTCGTGGTCCGCATCGGAGTCCTCAGCCTCCACATGTGCCCGAAGAAGGCGATGGAGGTCGCGAGCTCCATCGCGCACATCAGCTCGGCGGCGCTGGCGGAGGCCGAGGAGCACGCCAGGCTCGCCAAGGAGATCGCAGCGACGGCCCTCCACGATGCGGTACGGGCGCGCGGCGACGCGGAGGACGAGTAGGTGATCTTCCTGACGGCGGTCGAGGAGCTCCAGGCGTGCCTCTCGGGGGAGCTCGAGGGGTGGATGGGCGCGCGCTCGTGGCTGGGCGCCTACGTCGACTATGGAGCGGGCGGCGCCCCATCGGGTGGGGACGACAACACCGAGCCGACCGCGGCCGCCCTACATGCGGCGCGCGTCATGGACCTCGTCGAGCGCACCCTGCGCGCGCTCCCTCGGTCGCAGGCGGAGATCCTCGTGGAGCGCTACCGGCCCCGCGGGCCCTACGCGCCCCTGGGGCTTCGCCAGCACTTCGGCGAGCTCGCGCCTGTTGTGGTCCTGCTCGCCTCGCACGCCGAACTCGCCGCGGCGCTCCTCGAGCACGTCGAGGATGAGGACCTGAGGCGCTGGATGCGCCCCAAGCGAGGTCAGACGTCGAGGGAGGGGCTCGACGCCCTCGGGGGCGCCGAGCTGCTGCGATTCGTCGTGCGTGGAGCCACGTCCTCGCGTGACCTGCGGCGCCTCGTGAAGTCCGTCCACGGTCACGCAGGGGCCGCTCTCCAAGATGCGCTCGTGGCCTACCGTGAAGAGCACGAACGCCAGCGCCGAGAGGGTAGGGAGCGGACGCCCTCACGTGCGGCACGTCTCCGAGCGGCCCTGGGGGTCGGGTGAAGGCCTCAGCGGAAAGGGTAGCGGTCGCGGAGGCCGTGGAGATGCTCGGGGCGCCCGACGCGCGCTGGCTGCGCAGGGTCTTGCGGCGGCGGGCGCGGACGTGTGGCGCGGAACTCCTGATCAACGAGACTCCCGCGGCCGCTCGGCCGACGTACGTGGTCGACATGGATGCCGTGAGCCAGCACTGCCCCGACCTGATCAGCGTCGAGTTCCGCGTCGCTCGCGCGTTGCGGTCGGAGGCGCTCTCGAACCGCACGCAGCTGCGCGCCATCGAGGGCCGTCTCGAGGCGATGCAGGAGCAGCTCAACATCCTGACCGAGTGCGTCCGGCAGATGCGCCATAGCCCCCGGTGAACGACCACCAGCGATTTCTGGCGATCTTTCTACGGCCCGGAAATCACGGGGCTTTCGCCTCTATCCGTAGCGGGTGAAGGGCCAAAATGGTCCTTCTGTGGCCCATCGCTGCACCATAAGGGTAGATGCGCTTCACCGTGGACACGAGCGAGCTCGCTCACCTCGAAGCTGCGCTGGGGCAGCTCTCTCGGAGGGCAATCCCCTACGCGGCGCGAAACACGCTCAACGCGGCCGCCTTCGAGGGGCGCCGAGCGTGGGTCGCCCAGGTCGAGAAGTCGTTCACGCTGCGGAACAAGTGGACGGCTCGGTCTCTTCGAGTGGTGAAGGCTCGCGGGACCACCATGCGGGCGATGAGGGCTACGCTCGGCAGCGTGGCCCCCTACATGGCCACCCAGGAGAAGGGCGGCGTGCTGCGCCGCACCGGAAAGCACGGCGTCTCGATCCCGACATCCGTGGCGTCTGGAGAGGGCCGCGGCGCCCGCCCGCGCCGCCGGCTGGTTCGGAGGCCGAATCGTCTGCCGAACATTCAGCTCGGCGCCCGAGGGCTGAGCACGATGTCGAAGCGACAGCGCAACGCGGTCGCAATCTCGCTCGCTCAGCGTGCGGGGAGGAAGTTCGTCTTCCTCGAGTTGGAGAAGCGGAGGGGCATCTTCCGGATCTCCGGCGGGAAGCGCCGGCCGCGGTTGGACCTCGTCTGGGATCTCACCCACCCCACCGTGCGCATCCCCGAAAGCAACACGCTCGAGCGCAGCTTGCGCTCGATTCTCCCCACCCTCCCGCGGCTTCAGGAGAAGGCCCTGATGGACCAGATCGCCTTCGTCATGAAGCTGCGCTCGGGCCGCCGGTAGGTCTGCATCCCTCGCACGCGTCTCGTCGCGCCGGCCTGACTGGCCGCACTCGCGGTCTTTCGCCGCCTCCCACCCACCCCCCTGCCCAGCGCGCTACAGTCGGAGCGGATGTCAACGGGTCCTGTGGGATACCCCTCCCCCACCGCGGTTTATTTTCACCACCGCCGCCCTCGCACAAACTCTGATCGTTGAACCGAATTGAACCTTCGGCCGGGCGGGGGTTGAACCGCCGCCATGCCCCGTCTGGTCACCCGCTCCGAACTCGCGCGCATCGCTGGCGTCTCGCCGGCCGCCATCACCAAGGCCTGCAAGGCGAGCCTGAGCGAGGGGTGTGTCGGCAAGCGGATCGACCTCGATCACCCGGTGGTCGTCAAGTACCTCCGGAAGAAGGGCGTCGCGCCGACCTCGGACACGGTTTCGGCGCCGGCGGCGCGGTCGAAGCCGACGAAGCGCCGACCTCGATCAGCCAAGAAGCCAGCCGGGAAGAAGCCGCCCCAGCGACCGCCGAAGAAGAAGAGCTCCGCCAGCGCGGCCTCTCCGACCGACGTTCCCGACGTCACGGACGACGACATCGAGGCCTACGCCCACATGTCGCTCGACGAGCTCGTGGAGCGCTTCGGGACGGCGACGGCGTTCAAGGACTGGCTCGACTCTCGGAAAACCATCGAGGACATCCGGCAGAAGACGCTGAAGAACAACGAGATCGATGGGCGACTCATCAGCCGGGACCTCGTCCGAGCTCACGTCTTCGGCGCCATCGAGTCCGGAAACCGTCGGCTGCTGGGCGACTCCCCGAAGACCATCGCCCGTCGTCTCTACGCGCTCGCGAAGAACGGCACGCCCGTCGAAGAGGCCGAGGCCATCGTGCGCGAGATCATCTCCAGCCAGCTCGCGCCGGTGAAGGCGCAGGCGGCGCGGGCGCTGCGGAATGCTTGACCTGGACATCGACGAGGGCGGCGAGAAGCTGTCCGACGAGGAGTGGCTGGCGCGGCAGTTCGAGGAGCTCACCACCGAGCTCGAGGTGCTCACGCCGTCCCAGTGGGCCGAGAAGAAGCGCTACCTCCCCTCGGAGGTCACGCCGCTGCCGGGCTACTACCGCTTCGAGGTCGCGCCCTACCTGCGCGAGGTCGTGGATTGCCTCGGGGTCGACTCGCCCGTACGCGAGCTCGCCTTCATGAAGGGCGTCCAAATCTGCGCCACCGTCGGGGTGCTCGAGAACGCCATCGGCTACTTCATCGACCACGTGAAGACGGCGCCGGTGATGCTGGTCACCGCCGACGCCGAGCTCGTGAAGCTCCGGATGGAGAGCTACGTGATGCCGATGCTCCGGTACTCGGGGCTCGACCACCTCATCCGCAGCAACGACGAGAGGAACCCTCGGAAGACCGGTCGGACCGACAAGAAGATCGAGTGGATGGGCGGCGGGTTCCTGATCCCGTTCGGCGCGCAGAACGCCAACAAGCTCCGCTCTGTGTCGATCCAGGTGCTCCTCAGGGACGAGATCGACGGGTGGCCGGACATCGTCGGCAAGGACGGCGACCCGGTGAAGCTCAGCGGAGACCGGACGGCGTCCTTCGAGTCCTCGCGGAAGATCGCCGACATCTCCACCCCGCTCATCAAGGGGCAGTCGAAGATCTCGGAGCGGTTCGCGCGCGGAGATCAGCGGCGGTACTTCGTCTGCTGCCTGAGCTGCGGATTCCCGCAGGTTCTTCGCTGGCGGCGCGAGGACCCAGAGACGGGTGAGCTCAGCGGCATCGTCTGGGAGATGAACGGCGGCCGGCTGGTCGCCGACTCGGTTCGCTACCGCTGCGCGAACTGCGGGCACGACCACGTCAACGACGACAAGACGAAGCTGCTCTCGCCGGACTACGGCGCGGAGTGGCGCCCGACCGCGGAACCGGTGAGCCCGCAGGTGCGGAGCTACCACCTGTCCGCGCTCTACTCGCCGGTCGGCATGCAGACCTGGGCCGCCTGCGTTCAGAAGTGGCTCGACGCATGGGACGAGGAGCGCGGCCGGCCGCGGGACCTCGGCAAGCTCCAGGTCTTCTACAACAACGTCCTCGGCGAGCCGTTCGAGCTCCGCGGGGACAAGCTGCGGTTCGAGGCTGTCTCGAGCCACCGCCGTGCGGAGTACCGGTTCGGGCAGATCCCCAACCGCTTCGCCGCGACCTACGCAGGGAGTGAGATCGCGCTGCTCACCTGCACGGTCGACGTCCACAAGCACGAGCTGCCCGTCGCGGTGATCGGCTGGACGCGAGGCGGGCGGGCGATCCTCGTCGATTACTGGCGCTTCGAGGGCGACACCGAGCAGCTCGACAACCCCGACACCTGGGGGCGGCTCCGGAAGCTGATCGAGACTCCGGGCCTGTACGTCGCCGACGACGGCAAGCGGTACAGCATCGCGTGCACCCTCATCGACTCCGGCTACCGCACCGACGTCGTCTACCGGTTCTGCTCGGAGTACCAGGCCGGCGTGGCTCCCGTGAAGGGCCGCGACTCGGCGCCCAAGAGCGCCACCATCAAGCACTTCTCCGCCTACACGACGCCCGACGGCGTCACGGGCTACTCGGTCACCGTCGACCTCTACAAGGACCGATGGCACGGGGCCCTGCGGCGGTCATGGGACCGGCAGTCCCTCCAGCCGGCGCGTCACTTCAACGCGCCCCTCGACGCGACCGACGCCCAGCTGCGCGAGCTCACCGTCGAGGTGAAGCAAGAGAAGATCGAGGCTCGCTCCGGTCGTCGCGTCGGGTTCCACTGGCACCGCCCGTCGGGCGCCGCGAACGAGCTGTGGGACCTGCTGATCTACGGCAGCGCGGCCCTGGACATCGTGGTGATGGAGGTCTGTCGCCACCAGCTCGGCATGGACCTCGCCAACGAGGTCGCCTTCTTCGACCTCGCCCTCGAGCAGCGGTTGTTCTTCCAGGAGTAGCGATGCCCGTCGATCGCGAGTGGCTCGACGACCGGATCGAGCGGACCAAGGCGATGATCATCGCGCACGAGAACGCCATCGAGGCGCTCTCGGGCGGCGCCCAGATGTACCAGCTGGACACCGGTCAGACCCGGCAGATGGTCACGCGGGCGCAGCTCTCCCAGCTCCGGATGGCCCTCGACTCGCTCGAGAACCGGCTCTCGACCCTCTACGCGCGCCGCAACGGCGCCGGCCTGCACATCAAACCCGGCTTCTGAACCATGGACCCCACCGCCCGCGCCGAGATCCAGCAGCTCGAGGCGCTGGAGGCGGACATCGCGAGGGGGGTCGAGTCCATCTCGGCCCAGCCGCCACGAGTCTCGGTCTCGGCCCTCGCGCCCTGGACTCCGGCTTGGCACGACGGGGAGAAGTTCTTCGGGGGCTTCGGTCCGACGCAGCTTCTGACCGCGGACTACTGGACGCTGCGCGCGAGGAGCGCCCAGCTCTTCAGGACCAACCTCTACGCGCGCGGGATCATCCGCCGCTTCATCACGAACGTGATCAACACCGGCCTCCACCTCGAGGCGGTGCCGGACGAGTCGATCCTCGGAGTCGAGGAGGACGCGCTCTCCGACTGGTCCGAGCTCACGGAGAACCGCTTCGCGATCTGGGAGAAGGCCCGGCACTGCGATCAGCGAGAGCTGCTCTCCTTCGGCAAGCTCCAAGCCGCGGCGTACCGAGAGGCCCTCGTCGCCGGCGACGTGCTGGCCGTCCTCCGGCAGGACCGTCGCACCGGGCTGCCCAGGGTGCAGCTGATTCCGGGCAGCGCGGTGCAGAGCCCGCTCGAGTCGCCCCGCCGAGGCAACAGGATCGAGCACGGCGTCGAGCTCGACGCCTCCGACCGGCAGGTCGCCTACTGGGTCACCCAGCGGGACGGGACGTCGAAGCGACTCCCGGCCTGGGGCGAGAAGTCCGGCCGGCGCATCGCATGGCTGGTCTACGCCGTGGACAAGCGCCTTGACGACGTTCGAGGGGAGCCGCTGCTGTCGCTCGTCCTGCAGTCGCTCAAGGAGATCGACCGGTACCGCGACAGCGTCCAGCGCAAGGCCGTCATCAACTCGATGCTGGCCATGTTCATCAAGAAGTCCTCGGACAAGCCCGGGACGATGCCCATGGCCGGCGGAGCCATCCGACGAGCCAGCGTGCTGGCGCACGACGCGGCCACGGGAGAGACGCGCAGCTTCAACAGCGCCGACCAGATCCCCGGATTCGTCATCGACGAGCTCCAGGAGGGCGAGGAACCGAAGTCGTTCGGGTCGCAGGGCACCGACGAGAAGTTCGGCGACTTCGAGGAAGCCATCGTGCAGGGCGTCGCGTGGGCGCTCGAGGCACCGCCCGAGATCCTCCGCCTCGCGTTCTCGAACAACTACTCGGCGAGCCAGGCCGCGATCAACGAGTTCAAGATGTTCCTCAACCGAGTCCGAACGGACTTCGGCGAGGACTTCTGCGCACCCGTGTACGAGGAGTGGCTGCTCTCCGAGGCGCTCGCCGGACGCGTCGACGCGCCAGGCCTCATCGAGGCGCGCCGCGACCCCGCCCAGTTCGACACGTACGGCGCGTGGATCGCGTCGGAGTGGGCGGGCCAGATCAAGCCCGCCGTCGACCTGTCCAAGCTGGTGCGCGGCTACAAGGAGCTGCTCGGCGACGGGCTGATCACGAGGGACCGGGCCAGCCGCGAACTCACAGGGATGAAGTTCTCGAAGGTCGCCAAGCGGCTCCGCATCGAGAACGAGCAGCTGATCACCGCGCTCGCGCCCCTGGCTCCGCTGCTCAGCAACCCAGAGCCGGTCAACGCGCCCGAGCTCGACCCCACCGATGACGAGCCTGCGGCTGTGGTGCGGCTCCCAGGCGTCGCCGGGACGAGGAATTCATGACCCAACCCAAGCAGATCTTCGCGGTTCGCGGCGAAGGAACCGACACCCTCGAGCTCGACGTCTACGACGTCGTGGGTGGCTCATGGTGGAGCGACGGCGTCACCGCCAAGGGCGTTCGTAGCGCGCTGAAGAGCAACGCCAACGCGAAGACGATCAAGCTGCGCGTGAACTCCCGCGGCGGCGACGTCTTCGAGGGCACCGCGATCTACAACCTCCTCCGCGACCACCCGGCCAACGTGGTGGCCGACGTCGACGCGCTCGCGGCGAGCATCGCCTCCGTGATCCTCATGGCGGCCGACGAGATTCGCATCGCGCCGGGCGCGATGGTGATGATCCACAACCCCTGGGCAATCAGCCTCGGGGAGGCCGACGACCTCCGTTCGACGGCGGACCTTCTCGACAAGGTGCGTGGCCAGATGGCCGACATCTACGCCGCCCGCACCGGGCTCGCCCACGAGCGTCTGCTCGAGATGATGGCGGCCGAGACCTGGATGACGCCGGAGGAGGCGAAGGCGAACGGCTTCGCGGACGTGATCAAGAGCGCGTCCCAGGGAGCGACGAAGGCGCGCGCCCTCGCGGCGCTCGACCTCTCCGGCCTCACCGTTCCGCGGGACTTCAACGCGGCCGTAGAGCGGGCGCGCGCGGAGCTCGCCACCCCGCCCAACGAGACCACGCGCGCGGCAACCCCGCCGCCGCCCGACGACGCGCCCGCCGGTGGCGAGCGCCCGAACCGACGCGAAGGCCCCTCGGCGCCTTCCGAGCCGAGACAGGAGAAGAATTCCATGGAGAAGCTGGACCTCAGGACGCTCCGTTCTCAGCACCCCGACCTCTTCGAGGCGGCCGTGCAGGAGGGCGTGAAGGAAGAGCGCGACCGCGTCTGCGCCCACCTCACGATGGGCGAGCAGTCGGGCGACCTCAAGACCGCCTTCGGCGCCATCCGGGCGGGCGACGGCATGACCCAGACGCTCACCGCCACCTACCTGGCGGCGGGCATGAACCGGGCCGAGCAGACCGCGCGGCAGACCGAGACCGACCAGGCCGGCGACGCGGTGGCCGGGGCCGAGCCGGCCCCGGAGGAGCAGCCCGACCTCGGCGCCCAGGTGATCGACATCATCGAGGCGCGCCGCGGCAAGAAGGCGGAGGGCTGAGCCGTGCCCAACATGACGATCACGAACCTCGACAACGGCACGGTCCTCATCGGCGAGGGCGAGTTCAGCGACGAGCTGCTCACCTTCGGCGGGGCCGACACCATCGCGGAGGGCACCATCCTGGCGCGCGACAGCGGCACCGGGAAGATGGTCCCCTTCGACCCGGACGACGCCGGCGGCGTCGACCACGAGGTCGCCAAGGCGGTCCTGACCTACCCGGTCACGGCGACCGGCGCCGGCGACGTGGCCATCCGGGCTCTCATCTTCGGGCGCGTCAACGCGGACCGGCTCGTCGTCGACGACGGCGCGACCGTGACGGCGGCCATCAAGGACCAGCTGCGAGGCTACGGCATCACCCCGGTGAGCGTCAGCCAGCTCTCGCAGCTGGACACCCAGGACTGAAAGGGACCGCCATGAGCGACGCAACGACGAAGCGGATGATCTCGGCGTACATGGACGACGCCGACGCGCCCATGTTCCTGTCGGGCTTCTTCCAGAGCCCGCCGCGGAACTTCCACACCACCGAGATGGTGGAGATCGACATCGAGCGGGACGACCCCGAGGTGGCGATCGTGGTCACCGACCTGAAGGCCGGCGGCCGGAAGAACGAGATCGGCCAGTACACCAACAAGGGCTTCACCCCGCCGATCTTCAAGGAGGAGGGCGTCATCACGGCGTTCAACCTCATGAAGCGTCGTCCCGGGCAGAACCCCTTCCAGGACCCGAACTTCCTCGCGAACGCGACGGAGGAGGCGTTCCGCCTCTTCCGGAAGCTCGAGAAGAAGATCCGGCGCGCCATCGAGCTCCAGGCCTCGCAGGTCCTCCAGACCGGCGTCCTCACCCTCATCAACGAGGACGGGGTCGCCGCCTACACCCTCGACTTCCAGCCGAAGTCGACGCACTTCCCGGCGGCCGCGGCCACCTGGGCCGGCGCGAGCGACAAGCTCCTCGACCTGGAGAACCTCGCCGACGTCATCCGGCGCGACGGCAAGTCCCAGCCGCGCCGGCTGGTCTTCGGGCAGACGGCGCTCCGTCGCTTCCTGGCGGACAGCGCGGTGCAGGCCCGCCTCGACTCTCGCAACATGACGGTCGGCTCCATCGCCCCCGAGACGCGGGGGCAGGGAGCGACCTTCCAGGGATGGGTCTGGATCGGTCACTACCGGTTCGAGATGTGGACCTACGACGGGTTCTACAAGCACCCCCAGACCGGCGTCCTCACCCCCTACGTCGGGACCGACAACGTCATCATGCTGTCGGAGGGCAGTCGCCTCGACCTGACCTACGGCGCCATCCCGATGATCCGCGGCCCCGAGACCCGCGCGCTGCCCTTCCTCCCCCCGCGGATGAGCGACGGCGGCCTCGGCCTCGACCTCACCACCAACAGCTGGTTCTCGCCCGACGGCGAGACGCTGAACGTCTCCGCGGGCACGCGCCCCCTCACCATCCCCACGGCGATCGACACCTTCGGGTGCCTCGACACCACCACCTGATCCAGGAGCGGCTCATGGCGAAGAACAGCAACAGCAGCAAGGCGTCGGGCGGCGCCGCCGTCTCCGGCGGCGCGGTCCGCTCCAGCGACTCGAGCGAGCCGTCCGGCAAGGGCGACGAGCCCAAGCCCAAGGCCCCGCCCGACGAGCGGCTGCCCGAGGAGCAGCCGCGCGAGGGCGCCAAGGCGAGCGCCGACGGGTCGGAGAACGGGAAGACCAAGGCCCCCTTCACCGTCGCCAAGGGCAAGTCCGTCAGCTCGCGCCGAGGCATCCTCGGACCGGGTGACGAGGTCAGCGCCCGAGACTTCGCCGCCGGCGCCGAGCGCCTCGACGAGCTCGTGGACGCCGGCGTTCTCGTCAAGGCGTGAGCCTGCGCGACCAGGCCGCCGCCGACGCGCTCTCGTTCCTCGAGGACGACGTCGGCGGCTTCGGCTGCGACATCATCATCACCACGCCCGACGGCGTCGAGCTCGAGCTGAAAGGCTACGCGGCCGACATCGGGCACACGATCGACCCGGAGACGAGTCAGGCGGTCAGCGGCCGCCGAGCGTCGGTCGCTCTCCCGATCGCGCGCTTCACCGCTGCCGGCGTCGACCTCCCTCGGCACGTCGCCGATCGCGGCTCGCGCCCATGGGTGGTCCAGGTCGCCGACATCGAAGGGCAGTCGCACACCTACGCGGTGGCCGAAGCGATGCCAGACCGCGCCATCGGCGTCGTGACCTGCCTGCTCGAGGCGTACCGCCCGACTCCGTGAGGCCAGATGCCCGCCAGACTCACCGACCTGATCGACAAGCGGGACACCTTCGAGGTCCTGCGGGATGAGGTCGCGGCGATCCTCGCAGTCGAGATCGCCGAACAGAAGGCCCTCGCGGCCGCGGCCGCGCGCGACCCCGACGAGTGGGACCTCAACGTCTTCGTCGAGCGCGCTCACCCCTGGGCCGAGTTCATCGACTCGCCGGCGACGGCACCCCCGATCGTCAACGTCTCCTACGACAATCAGAACTTCGACCGCGGCGCATCCAATGCCGTCGAGCGGCAGAAGGCCACCGCGGTCTATCACCTCGACTGCTACGGCTACGGGATCGCGAGTTCCGACGGGGCCGGCGGGCACGTCCCGGGCGACCGCATGGCGGCCGAGGAAGCGCAGCGAGCGGTTCGACTGGTGCGCAACATCCTGATGTCCGGCGCCTACACCTACCTGGGGCTCCGCGGGACTGTCTGGAGACGGTGGGTGCAGTCCATCACGATGTTCCAGCCGCCCCTCGAGGAGCGAACCGTTCAGCAGGTCGTCGCGGCCCGCATCGCGCTCGAGGTCGACTTCAACGAGCTCTCTCCGCAGGTCGCGGGCGACGAGCTCGACCTGGTCTCCGCCACCGTCACGCGGAGCGCCAACGGACAGATCCTGATCAACGCCGACTACGAACTCGGCGGCTCCTGAGGAGAAGAAATGGGCGTAGACGCATCGGCCGTGGCCAGGGTGCTCGGCATCGAAACCAGCTTCGAGGATCGGCGCGCCGGCGGCGTGCTGTTCCTCCCGCAGCGCCTCGTCGTGATCGCCCAGGGGGCGAGCGACGCGGTCTACTCCTCGGCCAAGCGCCAGGTCACCGGCGCGCAGGAGGGTGGCAGCGTCTACGGCTACGGGAGCCCGATCCACCTGACGCTGCGTGAGCTCTTCCCGCTGAACAACGACGGCGTCGGCACCATCCCGGTGACCGTGATCCCCCTCAGCGACCACGCGTCCGGGGTCGCGGCGGCGGGGGACATCACGCCGACCGGAAGCCAGACCAGGCAGGCGGCCTACCGGGTGAAGGTGAACAACATCCTCTCCGAGGCGTTCGTGATCCCGGTCGGCGCCAGCGTCACCGCGATCTGCGCGGCGATCGGGCAGGCCGTCGCGGCCGTGCTCGAGATGCCCGTGGCCGTGAGCTACGCCTACGGCTCCATCACGGCGACGCCGGACGGCGGGAACACCGGCGACGGGACGGTGACCGGGCTGTCGGCGAGCGGCACCCCTGTGCCCGGCGACTACACCCTTGAGTGCACGGCCACGGCGGCAGACGGCGGGACCTTCCGCCTCCTCGGGCCCGACGGCGCCGAGGTCGCCTCGGGCCTGGCCCTCGCGGGTGGCACGCTCGCGGTGGACGAAGGCGGCCTCGCCTTCACGATCAACGACGGAGCCACCGACTTCGCCGAGGGCGACAGCTTCACCATCGCCGTGCCCGCCACCGCGGTGAACCTCACGGCGAAGTGGAAGGGCGCCAGCGGGAACGCGCTCTACGTCGAGCTCGAGGGCGAGGACTACGGCGTCACCTTCACGGTCACCCAGCCGACCGGCGGGCTGGTCAATCCCAGCGTGCAGCCGGCGCTCGATCTCATCGGCGACGTCTGGGAGACGATGGGGCTCAACGCCCTCGACATCGCGGACACCACCGCCCTGGACGCGCTCCAGGCGTTCGGCGACGGCCGGTGGGGGGCGCTCGTCCGAAAGCCCATCGTGTTCTTCACGGGGGTCACGGAGGCCACCGTGGCGGCGGCCACCGCCGTCTCGGCGACTCGGCGTGACGACCGGGTCAACGCCCAGCTCGTCTCGCCGGGCTCGCGGGATCTCCCCTTCGTCGTGGCGGCGAGGCAGCTCGCGCGCATCGCGGCGGTCGCGAACAACAACCCGCCGACCGACTACGGCTCGCAGCGCGCCACCGGACTCACGCCCGGGGCGGACTCGGTGCAGTGGGACTACGTCCAGCGCGACCAGGCCGTGAAGGCGGGGAGCTCCACCGTCGTGGTGAAGAGCGGCGTGGTGAACATCGGGGACGTGGTCACGTTCTACCGGCCCGAGGGCGACCCGCTGCCGGCGTACCGGCACGTGGTCGACATCGTCAAGCTCCAGAACGTCATCTTCAACGTCGACCTGATCTTCAACCGCGAGGAGTGGGACGGCGCGCCTCTGATCCCCGACGACCAGCCGACGGTGAACCCCAACGCTCGGAAGCCCCTCAGCGCGAAGGCGGCGGTCGGCGACAAGCTCGATTCACTCGCGCTCAACGCGATCATCAGCGACGCGAAGACCGCGAAGAAGAACACCGTCGCGGTCATCGACCCCGGCAACCCGAGGCGGCTGAACGTGACCGTGCCGATCCAGCTCTCGGGCAACACCAACATCATCGACGTCGCGCTGAAGTTCGGCTTCTTCTTCGGCAGCGCGGCGGGCGCCTGAGGAGGGCTAGTCCATGACGGCAGTAGGCGGATCGATCGAGTCGCTCGGAATCGACGGGCGCATCTTCCCGGTGGCCTCCGACGCGGAGGCGAACCGAAAGCTCGGCGGCTTCGAGAACGAGGTCCAGGCGAACGGGGACGGGACGGCGCGGATCATCAAGACGCGCGTCCCGTGGTCGCTGGACGGCGTGGTCGTCGAGGTGGACGACGCGCGCGGCGACCAGGAGTTCCTCCAGGAGATCGCCGACGCACGCGACTTCGTGCCGATCTCCATCACCTTCGCGTCCGGGCTCACCTACTCGGGCCGCGGGACCATCACCGGTGAGATCCAGGCCAGCTCGCAGAACGCGACGGCCGGCATCTCGCTCAGTGGCCCAGCCTCGATGGAGCAGCAGTGATCGGCGTCGCGGAGGGGGACGCCCTCGGCCTCGAGGAGGCGGAGGGTGAGACCGAAGAGCGAGTCGCGGACGAGGTCGCGGAGCACGAGTTCACGCGCTTCGTCGAGGCGATGGATCTCGACCTCGACCCGGAGCACATGAGCGAGGAGGACCGCGCGGGCTTCGAGCAGCAGAGGCGGTACTTCCTCGGCGCCGTGCAGGAGGGCCGGCTCACCGTCGACGAGCGTGGCCAGCCTGTGTTCCAGCCCTCGAGCGGCGGCGCGCTGAAGTTCCGCGAGCCGAACGGCGCCGCGCTCATGGAGATGGACAAGGGCAAGCGCAACGAGAACCAGCGCAAGCTGCACCTGCTCATGGCGGCCATCACCAAGAGCCCGCCGGCACGGTTCGCGAAGATGCCGAAGCGCGACCTGAAGGTCTGCACGGCGATCGTCATTTTTTTGATGCAGGGGTAGCCCGCACGCTCCTCGTCCGGCATGGCGAGGACGAGCGGCTACCCGCCGATCGAGAGACTGGTCGGGCAACGCATCGGATCTCGGTCGTCTACCGAGAGATGCTCCTGCAGGTCGCTCGCGACTACGCCGGCTTGCCCGACCCCCGCACGCTCACCCTGAGCGAGATCCGCTTCTTCTACGAGGCCCTCCGCCCCGAGCTCAAGAAGCACTCACGTCCCGGCGCGGGACCCAAGCCCCCGCGTCTCCCCTCACTCCGCAGGTAGCCGTGGCCACCAGCTTCTCCGTCGACGCCGTCTTCCGCGTGGTCGACCGTATGACGCGCCCCATCCGCCGAATGCAAGGCCGGATGGGGCGTTTCGTCGGTGAGGTGCGCGGAGGCTTCCGCGACCTCGGCCGGTGGGGCGACCGCATCCGGAGCGTCTACCTCGGCGTCGCGGCCGCCGTGCTTGCGGCCACCGCCGCCGTGGCCGCCGGACTGCGGCGCGTGATCGAGACCGGGATGGACTTCGACACCGCGATCACCGCGGCCGCCGCGAAGTTCCCAGGAGAGATCCGTCGAGGCAGCGAGGCCTTCGCCGAGCTCGAGGAGGCGGCCCAGCGCGTGGGGAGCGCGACCGAGTTCACCGCCACCCAGGCGGCCCAGGCGCTCGATTTCTTGGCCATGGCGGGGTTCAACTCCGAGCAGGCCATCGCGGCCCTGCCGGGCGTGGTCGACCTCGCCACGGCGTCGCAGATGGAGCTCGCCGAGGCGACCGACATCGCGTCAGACACTCTCGGCGCGTTCGGCCTGATGACACGGGACACGGCGCAGCTGGGGACCAACCTCGCACGCGTCAACGACGTGCTCGCGCGCACTTCGACCTCGGCCAACACCACGGTCGAGCAGATGTTCGAGGCGATCCGCACGGGTGGCGCCGTCGCGCACTCCTCGGGCGCCTCCATCGAGACGTTCAGCGCGATGCTGGGCGAGCTCGGCAACGCAGGAGTGAAGGGCGCGGAGGCGGGCACGGCGCTGCGGAACGTCTTCCTGCGCCTTCAGAACCCGGCCGCGGCCGCTCGCCGGCACATCCGCCGGCTGGGGATTCAGACCGTCGACGAGCAAGGGAACTTCCGAGACATCATCGACATCATGGGCCAGTTCGAACAGCGCCTCTCGGGAATGGGCACTGCGGAGCGCGGGCGCATCCTCGGAGACGTCTTCGGCGCCCGATCGGTGAACGCGGTCAACATCCTGCTCCAGAGCGGCGCTCAGCGCCTCAACGACTACCGGACCTCCCTCGAGCAGGCGGAGGGAGCCTCGGCCTCGATGGCGGCGACGATGCGCGACACGGCCGGCGGCGACCTCGCGTCGATGAACTCGGCGATCGAGGGCTTCTCCCTCCAGGTCTGGGCTCTCATTCGAGGGCCCGTCCGGGGGGTCATCCAGGCCATCACCGAGTGGGTGCGCGCGAACCAGGACGTGATCTCGAGCGGCATCGAGGACGTGATCCAGTTCCTCACGGCGAACATGCCGACGATCGAGGTGTGGGCTCGGCGAATCGGGATCGCGGTGGCCATCGTCGGCACGCTGCTCCTGCTGACGATGGCGGCGTTCGTCGCGGTGATCGTCGCGGTGCCGGCCCTGATCGTCGGCGTCGTGAGTCTCCTGGTGGCCGCGTGGGAGTGGATCTCCGAAGCCGCGAGCTCGGCGGCTGCGTGGATCGGCGAGGCCTTCGGAGGGGTCTGGGACTCGATTCGAGACTTCGGGATCGCCGTGCTCGAGTTCGTCGTCGGCTTCTTCGTGCTCCTGCGACGGCAGGCCACGACGCTGCTCCGGCCGGTGATCGACTGGATGGCGGGCGCGGCGGCCTGGATCGCCGAGCGCTGGCGTCCGATCGGCGCGTTCTTCGGCGCCCTCTGGGCCGGGATCACGACGGCGTTCTCAGGGGCTTGGGACGGGCTGATGAAGCAGGCGGTGGCCATGTACAGCCGATTCCTCGCCATCTGGCGGCCTCTCCGAGCCTTCTTCGCCAGCCTCTGGAGCGGGGTCGCCCAGCTGTTCGACAGCACCCTCGGCGGCATCCTCGACCACATCGGCGGGGTGGTCGAGAACGTGCGCGGCGTCGGCCGATCGGAGCTCGACGGTGACGCTCCGCCGCCGTCGGTGGTCAGCCCCGAGGCGCGCGTCGCGCGCTCCATCTCGGAGAGCACCAGCACCGAGAGGGCCGAGATCACCGTCCGCGCCGGCGACGGTGCTTCGGCCGAGGTGACGCGCCGCCCGCGAGGCAACACGCTCCTCGTTCCCGCTTCGGGTGCGACGTGAGCTGGGAGGACCGGATCCGGGAGGCGGCCTACACGTCTCCGAGCGGAACCCGCCGCGTCTTCGCCTTCGAGGCCGTCTCCGCCGAGGTCGAGCTCCGAGCGAAGGCCTTTGAGTTCCCCGGGGTCAACGCCACCTACGTCCAAGGCAACGGCCACGGGGGGAAGCGCTTCCCGCTGAGGTGCTTCTTCGCTGGCGACGAACACGACCTCGAGGCGGAGGCGTTCGTCGAGGGGCTGCTCGAGCGCGGGGTAGGGCGGCTCGAGCACCCCTTCTACGGCATCCACGACGTGGTGCCCCTGGGGACGATCACGCGCCGAGACGACCTGAAGGACGCGGCGAACCAGACCGTGATCGAGGTGACGCTCGCCGTCTCGCTCACCCAGGTCTATCCGACCCTCCGCCCCAGTCGCTCGGCGGAGGTGTCGGCGTCGCTGCGAGCCCTCGACGAGGCCAGCAGCCAGCAGTTCCAGGACGCGCTGGACCTGAGCACCGCCGCCGCGCGCGCGAGCCAGGAGAGCGCCGTCCGCGCCTCGCTCGCCGCTGCGAGCTCCACGCTCGCCGACATCGCGGCCGGCGTCGACGACGTGCGCGACGCGTTCCGAGACGCCCAGGACGCCGTGAACCTCGGCCTCGACGTGCTAATCGGACAGCCGCTGCAGCTCGCGCAGAGCATCGCCAACCTCGTCCGTGCTCCGGCGCGGTCGGACGTGGCGATCCGTTCCCGGCTCGAGGGATACGGAGACTTCCTCGAGCGCATCGTCACCGCGCCCTCCGCGCGCCCGGGCGACGCCTTCCTCAGCGGCGTGGTCCTTCCGGGGCGGCGCCGGGTGGTCTCCAACGACTTTCACACCGCCGTCGTCTTCGCTGTGCAAGGGGTCGCTGGGAGCGTCGAGAGCGTTCTGAATCACCGCTTCCCGGACCGACCCGCCGCCCTGGCAGCGGCGGAGACTCTTCTCGCGCAGCTCGACCGAGTGGTGCCGTGGATGGAGGAGGGGTTCGGCGAGCTCGCGGAGGCCGGCGCGCCCGCAAGCGTCGACACGGGCGGCACCTACCAGGCGCTGCAGGAGGCCGTCGCCGTGGCCGCGGGCTTCCTCGTCGACATCTCGTTCACCCTGCTTCCGCAGAGGCGGGTGGTGCTCGACCGACCCCGCACGATCATCGACCTCGCGGCCGAGTTCTACGGAGAGGTCGACGCTCGGCTGGACTTCATCCTGCAGACCAACGACCTGAGCGGGGCCGAGATCCTTGAGCTCCCGCGCGGGCGGGAGTTCGTCTTCTATGCCTGAGCGCCTCGAAGAGGTCGCGCTGCGGATCGCCGCTCAGCGCTGGCTGGCCTGGGAGGACTTCGAGCTCAGCGTCTCCATCGACCGTCCCGCGACCGTGGGATTCGTGTCGCCGTTCGAGCCCGATCGCCCGGGGTTTCGGGAGGCCTTCGCCCCGCTCGCGTTCACACCGATCTCCGTCGAGATCGGGGAAGAGGTGGTGTTCAACGGTACGCTCGTGGACATCACGCCGAAGCGCACCCCAGACGAGCGAACGGTGGAGGTGGCAGGCTACTCGTTCCCCGCGGTCCTCGGTGACTGCGCGCCGCCCGCGAGCGCCTTCCCGCTCGAGCTCAACGGCTTGAAGCTGAGCAGGATCGCCGAGACGCTCGTCGCCCCGTTCGGGCTGGACGTGGTGATGGACGCCGACGAGGGCGCTGCGTTCCGACGAGTCGCAGCGAAGCCGGACCAGGCGATCTTCAGCTTCCTCATGGAGCTCGCGCAGCAGAGAGGGCTGGTGATCGGCGACACGCCTGCCGGGGCCCTGCGCTTCCTGCGGTCGGCGCCGGGCGGCTCACCAGTCGCTGCGTTCCGCGAGGGCCAGCCCCCGTTGCTCAGCGTCGAGCCGCGGTTCTCGCCGCAGCAGTACTACAGCGAGGTGACGGCGATCGCGAAGACGCGCGCGGGCCGGACGGGCCAGAGCTACACGGTCTCGAACCCGTTCCTCGCCAACGAGGTCCGCCCACACACCTTCGTGCTGGGCGACACCGACGACCCGGACCTTCCGACCGCCGCGCGAGCGAAGCTTGGCCGGATGCTCGGCAACGCGCTCGCCGTCACGCTCGAGCTGCCGACCTGGCGCAACCCGGGCGGCGCGCTGTGGTGGCCGAATCAGACGATCCTGCTCGAGGCACCCGGGGCGATGATCTACCGCGAGACCGAGTTCCTGATCCGTGACGTGTCCCTCCGCCAGACCGCGGAGGCGCAGATCGCCAAGATAGAGGTCGTGCTCCCGGGCGCGTTCTCTGGCGAGGTGCCGGAGTTTCTCCCATGGGTCTGATCTCGCAGCTCCTCTCGTTCACACGGTCGCGCGTCGACGACGCGCACGTCTCCGACGCGAAGATCGACCCGGGCGGCGGCGCGAACGTCACCGCGCACCACTTCGGACCCCCGGGCGACGACTCGGTCCCGCTGCCCGGTGACTTCGTGGCGACCTCGCCATCGACCGGAACCGGGACCGAGCAGGTCACCGGGTACATCGACCCAGCCAACGAGCCCGAGGCAGAGGCCGGAGAGAAGCGGCTCTACTCGAGAGACGGCGACGGCGCCGTCGTCGCGGTCGTGTGGCTGAAGAACGACGGCTCGGTGGTCATCGAGAACGGCGCGGGAGCGGTCGAGCTCGAGGCTGGGGGCAACGTCACGATCAACGGGGTGACGATCGACACCGACGGCAACGTCACTGCGCCGGGCGAGGTGTCGGCCAGGAGTGCATCGCCGGCGACGCGGGTCGCGCTGTCGACCCACCTCCACCCAACCGCCATGGGGCCCAGCGACGCCCCCACACCGGGCACCTGATGCCGCTCGATCTCCCGGCCTTGACCTCGGGGCTCAACGACGTTGCCTCGTCCCCGCCCCCGACGGCGGCGGGGTGCGCGGCATCCTGGGCGAGCGCTGCGCGCGACCACGCGCTTGGGGTCGCCCCCGCTTCGTCGACCGTCGCCGCGGCCGCAGCCGCGCTCGCGGCGTCGCTCGCGGCTGCGTTCGACAGCGACGACGCTGCGCCCGGCATGGAGACCGCCTTCGCCGCCTTCGCCGCGACGATCGGCGGCGGCATGGCCGGCTTCGTGCCGACTCCGCCTCCCGGCCCGGTCGGGTTCGCGGCGCAGTTCTCGGGTCCGAAGCCTGCGACCCACGCGGCCGCGGCCGGCGCCGTCGCGACGCTGATCGACACCTGGATGCGGACCGGGACGGCGACGCCTTCGGGCGGCGGCGCCCCCGTCGCGTGGAGCTGAGCGTGACCGACGTCCTGATGCAGCACACCGCCGATGGCGGCGAGATCACGGTCGAGGGGGGGCGTGTCAGGCTCGACGATGGCGTCCGGACGGCCGTCTACCTCTCGATGTTCGGCGGCAACGAGCGCGATGCCGGGACGGGTGCCACCGAGAGCGAGCAGTGGTGGGGGAACCTCCTCGAGGATCAGCCCGCCCGCCGACTCCGGAGCGAGACGCAGCATCTCCTCCGGGCGCTTCCTGCGATCACCGCCAACGTGCGCAGGGTGGAGGACGCCGCCCGGCGTGACTTGTCCTGGCTCGAGGAGATCGGCGCGACGGTCTCCGCGACGGCGACGCTGCCGGCGGTCCGACGCATCCGGATCGCAGTCGTCGTCGAGATCGACGGCGAGAGAACCGAGCTGCGCTTCGAGGAGGAGTGGGCACCAGTATGAGCCTCGAAACACCCACCACCGGCGAGATCGCCGACAACATCCTCGCGCAGATCGAGGCGAAGTTCGGCCAGAGCGTCCCGCTGCTCGCCAAGGCTTTCCTTCGGGTACTGCCGCGCGCGCTCGCGGGCGTGTTCACCCTGCTCTACAAGTACTCCGGGTTCATCTTCCTCCAGCTCTTCGTCTCCACCGCGTCCACGCGAGAGACGGTCGTCAACGGCCAGACCCTAATCCCGCTGGTGGAGTGGGGACGCCTGTTCGGCGTGGGCGATCCAGAGCCCGCCACGCGCGCCGAGCTCCTCGTCGTCGTCACTGTCGAGGTTCAGTCCGGCGTCCTGGCGGCCGGGTCTCAGCTCCTCTTCCCTTCGACCGGCGTCGTCTACGTCACCACGGCGTCCGTCGCGCTCGACGCACCGACGAAGACGGTGACGATCCGCGCGGTCTCGGACCAGGCGGGCGGCGGCGGCGCCGGGGCGATCGGCAACCTCCAGGCCGGTGACGTGCTGAGCTTTGCCAGCCCGCTCGCGAACGTGGCTCGAGACGCCGTGGTGGACTCTCAGGTGGTCACGGGAGCGGACGGTGAGTCGTGGGACGCCTACCGCGGCCGCGTGCTCCGGAAGGCCGGGCGGCGCCCTCAGGGCGGCGCCTACTCCGACTACCGAGACTGGGGTGAGGAGGGCGCCGGGATCCTCAACGTGTACCCCTACACGAGCGCGAGCCCCGGGCAGGTCGACGTCTACGTGGAGGCCACGGCAGCGAGCTCGGGGAGTCCCGATGGGATCCCCACGGCGGCGCAGCTGGCCGAGGTGTCCAACCTCATCAACCTCGAGGTCGACGGCCTCGCCAGCCGAAGGCCGGTGAACGCGGCTGTGAACGTGCTGCCGATCACGCGGAGCCCGTTCGACCTCGAGGTGGGTGGCCTTGCGGCCGACGATGTGCCCGCCGCGCAAGCGGCGATCGAGGCGGCGGTGGACGAGTACCTGCGTTCGCGAGCTCCGTTCATCGCCGGCCTCTCGGTACTTCCGCGCAGGAACCGGATCACTCAGGCCGCCCTCTCGGGCGTCGTTGATGAGACGGCGAGCGCGCTCGGCGGAAGCATCACCACGGTCGCGCTCTTGGAGGTCGGCGCTCCGCTCGTGGCGCGAGACCTGGGACAGGGCGAGACGGCGAAGCTCGGCTCCATCAGCTGGGTGTAGGAGACAAGATGGCAATCTCACCGCAGGCTGAATATGCCGGGCAGATCGACACGGGCGATCCGGCCTACCCTCACGGGAAGGCGCGCAACGTGACCACCCCTGGCGACGGTACGGGCACCCCGTTCGAGGAGCGCTGGGTGAACGACCTCTACGGGTTTCAGCAGGCTCTCTTGGCAGAGGTCGGAGCGGTACCGTCCGGAAACCCGGACGAGGTCGGAGCGTCTCAGTACCTCGACGCGGTGAGGCTGGTCGGCGGGAGTCATCGGTTCGACGCGAATGGCGAGGTCGAGCTCGTGGACGCGGCCGGCAACCCGGTCACCCTCTCAGGGATCGTGTACGTCGGCGCCAACGGCCTCATGGTCGACGGCCCGACGACAGAGGTGATCAAGTCCCGGGGCGGCGTCACCCTCGCGGCCGCCAACAAGCTGGCGTGGTGGGACCTCACGCCGCGCCTTTCGCGGAACTGGACGATCGTCCGCGCCCGTGTCCTGGTGGAGCCGGGAGGAGCGCGCGGCGCGGGCAATCGGGTAGATGCCGTGCTCCAGCACGACGGCTACGGCGTCTCCTTTGCCAAGCCGATCTCGGTGACGCAGACAGTCGACGCGTCCGCGAGCGACGACGGCACGGCTGACCGACAGTGGATCACCCTGGCCCCCGCCGCGCCCGTGGCGGTTGGCGCGGGGGCCATCTGGACGCTCGAGGTGCAGTCGAGCCCATTGGTCACCGGGGCGGGGGACGCGGACACGATTCGCGCCGCGGTCATCGAGTTCACGACCGGGAAGCTGACGAACATCTAGCGGCAGTGCTGGAACCGCATCTCGACGTTGCAGGCGATCGGGTTCCTGAACTCGTGGACTTCGCCGCAGGTAGGGATCGGCTCGAACTCCCGGCATTCCCCTGGGGCGGGGTCGACGCAGTAGAGGAACCACCCTCCGCCCGTACCGTCGGGCGCCGAGGGCGAACAGGTCGCACGGACGGGGTACTGGAGCTCCTCCACGCCGTCGCAGTTCCAGTCGAAGCTACCGTCTCCCCGGTCCACCGTGCGCCAGCCGGGTGCGTCTGGGTACACGTCTCGGCTGAGGTCGTAGCAGTCCCCGGCGACGTCGACGAAGCCGTCCGGAAGGAAGCCGCGGCAGAAGTAGGGGCGCGTCACCTCGGGATCGCCGTAGCCATCGCGATCCATGTCTCGGTACGCGATGCAGTCGGGCCCGCCGTCGAGGCCCGAGTCGGTTCCGGCGTCGAGGCCTGAGTCTCGGGCGAGCTCGCCAGCGTCCTGGCCGCCGTCTTCATCGACCCCCGCGTCCCCGGCGGCGGCGTCGGACGCGCTCGAAGCGTCCTCGTCGGCGCCGGCGTCCACCGGCGGCGCCCCGTCGCACGCGACGACGCTCGTCGCGAGGACCAGAGCCCAGATCCAGCGCTCCATCAGAACCCCCTTCGTCGCCACGGTAGCCACGGAATGTTCTTTCGCATCCTACAACACCTCCTGCCGGACGGCGCGGCGTGGCGCACCACGGTGCAGAAGCGGCTCCGGACCCTGCTCGAGGCGCTCGCCGAGGAGCCGGCGGCGGTGCGCGTGTTCGTCGACAAGGTCTATCGGGACCTCTTCCCGGAGAGCACGCGGGAGCTCGCGGCCTGGGAGCGCTTCTTCGTCCTCCCGGGCAACGGAGACGACACGACCCGCCGCCAGCGCCTGGCCGCTGCGTGGCAGGAAACCGGGGGGCAGGCGCCGCGGTACCTGCAGGACATCGTCCAGGCCGCTGGCTTCGACCTCTACGTGCACGAGTGGTGGTCATCGGGGCCGCCGTGGGTGGCTCGAGACCCCCGCGCCCACACCCAGGTGCCGCTGATCGGGACGGTCCAATGCGGCGAGCCGGACGCCCTGTGCGGAGAGGTCAGCGCGCAGTGCAACGCGTTCCTCGCGAACGAGCCCGGCTACCTCGTCAACATCGACCTGACCCCGACCGCCCCTCCGCGGGTCCCAGACGACCCGGCCGCCTGGCCCTACTTCGTCTACTTCGGCGGCGCGTCCTTCGGCGACCGGGTGTCCATCACGGTCGCCCGCCGTCGCGAGCTCGAGGACCTGCTCCTGAAGCTCTGCCCGGCCCAGCACTGGATCGTCCTGATGGTCGACTGGGTGGGCGAGGCGACCACGCGCGTGACCCTCGCGGGCGACACCCGCACGACCTTGAGCGGAGACACCCGCTTCACCCTCGGACTCTGAGGACTCGATGCCGACAACGATCAAGGATCTGCCCACCGAGCTGCTCGCGGAGGACATGGACGCGCCCGCGGACTGGCTGGAGGTCGAGGACGTCGACGCGAACGAGACGAAGAAGGTCCACCCGGACGAGCTCGTCAAGGGCGGCGGCGGACTGCACGACGACGACTTCGCAGGCACCTACGGAGGTGCCCTTGTCCGGATCGGCCCCGGCGCCTACCGCGCCATCCGCCACAACCTCTCTGCGATCGCGTCGCCGGCCGCCGGAGACGACGACGCGGACGGCTACGCGGTCGGCTCTCTCTGGGTGAACGTCTCCGCGGACCGAGCGTGGATCTGCGTCGACGCGTCAACCGGGGCGGCCGTGTGGGCGGAGGCATCGGTCCCCGACCTGCAGGCGGTGCTCGACGCGGGCAGCACGGCGACCGGGAGCATCAGCCTCGACGGGTCGATCACCCTCGGCGCCGACGCGCTCGGCTTCAAGAGCCTGATCCTCTGGGAATCGGCCACGGGCTCGGAGCCGATCGGCGTGGCGGATCGAGGCCGGCTCTACACGACCGAGGACGGCGACACCTTCGAGACCGAGCTGGTCTACCTCGACTCCGCCGGCAACGCCGTCCAGATCACGCGGGGCGGCGCGCTGAACGTGCCTCCGGTCGACACCCGGCCGACCCCGGTGGCGGACGCGACGACGGCGCGCGCGATGAGCGACGCGGACCACGACCGGATCGTCTACTTCACGGACGGCGTGGGGCCGTGCGTGGTCACGGTCCCGACCGGGCTCACGCCGGGCACCACGGCGGAGTACGCGCAGGTCTCGAGCGGGCAGGTGCAGATCGCCGCCGGCGGCGGGATGACGCTCCTCTACGACTCGGACACCTTCAACCCGTACACCGCCGCGCTCGGCTGCAGCATCGTCGTCACGATCCTTACCAGCACGACCGCGCTGCTCCGCGGCGACCTCGAGGCAGTCTGATGCCGGCGGCGGCCAGAGCGGGGGCGGCGGCGATCCAGGGCGCGCGGCGGACCCGCGTCTCGAGCTTCGACCCGCTCGGCGCGCAGCTCTACCTCTGGGCGCCGGAGGCGAGCAGCATCACGCTCGACGGCTCGAGCGAGGTCGACGAGTGGGCGAACCTCGGGGTAGCCGGCTCCGCGCTCGACGCCGTGCGGGTGAGCGGCGCGGTCACCTACGTGCCCGGCTCGCACCTCGTCGTCCCGACCGGCAGCGCGTTCCTCAGCCGGCTGGCGGCCTCCGCGCTCGACATCCCGGACGCGGGCGTGCTCGACGTGATCGGCGTGGTGAGCACGACGGCGGCGAACGCTCAGCGGTTCCTCGTCGGCGGCCAGAGCCAGACCCACTTCGCCTTGATCCCGCGGTGGAGCGGCCTGTCCGTCTTCCGCGTCTTCGAGGGCGCCACGACGCTGCAGGCGATCGGCGCGAGCCTCGCGAACGACGGCACGATCTACTGTCAACGCGGGCGCTTCACCGGCGCCGCCGCACCGAGCAACGACGCAGCCTTCCTCAAGACGAACGACTCCACGGGCTCGACGGCCAACGCGAACCTCGGGGCGGTGAGCTTCGGCGCCGACAAGCTCGCGCTCTTCTCGGCCAGCGCGAGCGAGTTCGTGGGGCGCTGCTACGCGATTATCGCGAAGGTCGGCGGCTTCTCGGCCGGCGAACTCGCGGAGCTCACCACGCGCATCAACGCGGCCTTCGGGACCGCACTGGCGGGCGTGTGATGGCCGGCGTCACCGACAGCTTCGACTCCGAGGACTACGGGCGCCTGCTCGTGGCGTCGGCGAAGGCGCAGGAGGAGTGCCGGCTCGCGACCGAGCGGCTTGAGGAGCGTCTCGTCGCCCAGGGCGAGCGTGCGCAGGAGCGCGACGAGGCGCGCCAGGCGGAGATGCGCCAGCTCAGCGCGCAGATGACCGCCCTGCAGGAGGCCCAGGCCGCCGACGACGAGGCGCGGGCAATGCGAACGGCCGCCGAGAAGCGCGACGGCTTCTGGCTCCGCGCGCTCGGCGCCGTGCTGCTGATGGTGTCCGGCGGCGCGGCGTCGCTCGCCCTCAGCCACATGAGCCGGATGGATCGGCTCGAGGTACAGGCGGCGGCGCTCCGCCAGGCGGACAGCCGCCTCGAGGCGGCTCTGGCGCGACACGAGGCCGACCCCGGTCACGAGGGGACTCGGTCGGAGGTCTCGGCGCTCCGGAGCGACGTCCGCGAGCTCGGCGCCACGGTGCGCGGCACCGCGGCCGTCGTGCGCGAGATGCAGCAGGACGTCCGCGAGCTCCGCCGGAGGGTCCGGTGAGACCGCACCTCGTCCGCGCCATGGAGCGCGTCGCCTCCCACCTCCCGCGGGAGGACGAGGAGGTCATGCGCGCGTGGCGCCTGATCGCGGTCGCTCTGCGCCGCGGTGAGCGCGCGAGCTCCCAGACGCTCCCCCGGCTCGCCGGCCTGGCCCAGCACGCGGTGCTCGCGCGCGAGCTGCTCGACCAGCTCGTCCCGGCGCTGCCGCCGACCCTCTACGCGACCGCGGCAGACGCCCGGACGCACATCGTCGCGATCCTCAGCGCGCTGTCGCCGGGGACCGACTCGGAGCCGCCCGAGCGCGGCATGGAGACCTGACCATGACGAAGATACTCGAACCGTGGCGGTGGCCGATCGCCGTCGTCCTGAGCGTCGCGCTCGCGTCGCTCGCCGCCCTTTTCCTCGTCGGCCCGCAGATGGGCGTCGATCCGGAAGTGCTCACGGACCTGAAGCGCTGGGTCTCCGGCGGCGCGGCTGCGCTCGGCGCCCTCCTCCTCCCCGCGCTGAAGGCCTGGCTCACCGCCGACTCCGACGGCGACGGCCGGCCCGACTGGATCGACCCGACTCCTCGAGGCGGCCCGCCCGACACCCTCGTCGCGCTCCTCGTCGCCGGCGCCATGGTGCTCGGCGCCGGCCTCCTGCAGGCGTGCGGGTCGAAGGCGGATCAGCATCGGACGCTGAACTGGATCACCCGCGTCGGCGACCCGAGCTACGAGCTCGTCGTCCAGGCCTGCGACGAGATGCGCGACTACGTAGTCGACCGCGACGGCCACACCGAGGAAGAGGACCGCGAGCTCATGGGCGAGATCAACGGCGTGTGTGACCGCGCCGTCGCTTCCTTCGAGGTCCTGATCCACACCCAGCACGGCGCGCGGGCCGCGATCGAGGCCGGCGTCGAAGGCGTCGCGGTCGAGGCGGTCGCCCGAGCGCTGGCCATCTGGCGCGAGCTGCAGGCGGTGGTCGACGGGATCGAGGTCCGCAACGCGCGCACGGCCGGAGGTGAGGCGTGAGCATCAGCGAGCAGGAGATTCAGACGGCCGAGGCCGTCGCGCGCATCGCCGGCGCCGTGGCGCCCGACCTCTTCCGGTGGATCGCCGAGCTGTTCCGGCAGGGGCACACCGAGGAGGAGGTCCTCGAGATCGTGAACATCCAGTCCCGGCGCGAGCGCTACGAGCGGGAGCGGGCCGAGGACGTGGCCGCGCTCGACGCGAAGCACGCCGGCGTCAGCGTCGTCGTCAACGGGCGGCGCGTCGAGGTCCCGGCCCGCGCGACCTACGAGCAGCTCGTGGCGGCGGCCGGCTCGGCAGGGCAGCCGACGGTCATCGTCCGAGGCGCGGGCGAGAGCAAGAGCGTCCTGCCGGGGCAGACCACCCACCTCTTCGCCGACGCGATCGTCAACGTCGCGCACACGGGCGACGCGTGAACACGCTCCGCGCGGGGCAGGGCGAGCGCGGAGCGCCTCGCCGGCGCCCGATCTGGGTCTCGGGCCCGGACGAGCCGGCGGGGCACCCCCCGCGGCCGCGTGAGCACCTCCGCGGGCGCCTGGGCACCCTCGGAGACCTCCTGCAGCTCCGCGCCGATCAGACCCGGGAGCGGCAGACGTGACCGCCCTCGTCACCATCCCGCGCGCCGAGTCGCTCGAGCACGCGGTGGACCAGGGGCCGCGCTGGCGTCCGGTCGCGGACCTCGGGGAGGGCCCCCACCTCTACGGCGACGGCCGGCCGATGCGCGTGGTCGTCAGCTGTCCGGCCGGGCAGCTCCTCGGCCTGCCGCACGACGTCGGCGACGACGGCCGCGTCAGCCCGTCGATCGTCTGCCGGTGCGGGTGC